TCACCACGTCAAAGCCTCTGCCGCGCCCTTGAGGAAATCGGGCGAGAATTTGGCGTAAACGCGCTCGGTTATCCGGCTGTCGGTGTGTCCGAGAAAGCGCGCGATCTGCGGCATCGGTATGCCGGCCTCGGCCATCCACACGGCTGCGCTGTGGCGAAGCATGTGCGGAGAGACTTTGATCCCTGCCCGCTTGGCCGTCGAGCCGAAGCCTTTTTTGACCGACGCGATTTGCTCGCGGCCATGCTCCACCACGAATTCGGACAGGGCACCGGTTTTCGCATCGACCAACGCCTCACGAAGCTGCGCGTTCATCGGGACCGTCGCCCGATACTTGCTGGTCTGGACGCGCTCGATCGGGTTCAGGACGATCAGGCCGGTCCCGAAATCGACCCGATCCCATGTCAGGTCCAGCAGCGCGTTCGACCGCGCACCGGTCCCGACTGCAAGCATCATGAACAGCTTGATATGAGGGCTGACCGCGGCGTCGAGCAACTGGCGGAATTGCGGCTTTGTGATGTGCCCGACCGTCGAAGCGGGAAGCGGCGGCATCTGAATAAACGGCGCTTTCACGACCATCTTGTGCTTCTCGGCCCAATTCAGGGCGGAACGTATGATGGCGAGTTCGTTGCGGACGGTGATGGCCCTCACGCCGGAACGGCGCTTGCGATATTCGACTGAGGTTTCCACATCGACGCGGGCAATCGGCATGGCTCGCCAATAGTCAGACGCCACCTTCCACGACGATTTGACATTTCTGATCGAAGCCATGTCGGACTTCGCTTTGATGTAGAGGTCGACAGCTTCGCCCACGGTATGGACCCGCCCCCCTAGCGTCCGGCGTTGCCAGAATGAACGAGCTGCGGCCTCTGCCGATGCTCGATCAAGCGTTCCAAGCGAATGTCGGTGGCGTCGTCCGTCCTCGAACCAGACAATAGCAAGTTTTCCTCGGAACCGCTGGAGGCCGTACTCGTCCGACATTCGTATCGCTCCACGTCCAGGGCGCGGATCCGCAGCAGTTTCCCGCCCAATTTGAAGGACGGGAGTTCGCCGCCGCGAATCAGCGCGTACACCATATCGGTGCCGCAACCCCAATGGTCGGCCAAGGTGGCGACGCTGTAAACTGTGGCCCCTGATTTATTGACGATTCGTGCGGCAGACATCGGTTCATCCTCAAGGCAGATGCCGGTCTATTCCCGGCTGTCACCCTGCGCGGCAGGGACGCTTTGCGGATCAGGCGTCGATCTGGCGCAACCGCCGCGCGCGTTGGGCGGGGCTCATGCTGAGGTTTCCAGCTTCGAACGTAGCCAATCACGCACCTCACGTTCGCCTTCTTCATCCGCGTTGTAGAACCTGCTCGCTGCCTCCAAGCCCAACAGCACCAATCCAGCGTACGCCGTTTCGCCCAACTCGCGCTCCAACGCAGCACCCTTGTCGCCCTCTTGATGGACACCCCACCCCGCCAGGCAATGTGACGTGCCGCAGTGCCACTGCGACATTTCAAGGCGCGTGGGTTCCGCCTGAACGATCGCGGCGATGCGCCGAATGCGTTCATTGGCCTCGTCACCAAACGCGATCGCGTGGCCTCTGAACGTGCAGCCGCGCGAGCCGGTGAAGGCGGGGCAATCGATGACCCTGACCCACGATGCGAACGTGGTGCCGTCCGGGAAGCCGGTGAAGCCGGGGCAATTGATGACCCTGACCCACGATGCGAACGTGGTGCCGTCCGGGAAGCCGGTGAAGGCGGGGCAATTGATGACCCCGACCGACGATGCGAACGTGGTGCCGTCCGGGAAGCCGGTGAAGCCGGGGCAATTGATGACCCTGACCCACGATGCGAACGTGGTGCCGTCCGGGAAGCCGGTGAAGGCGGGGCAATCGATGATCTCGACCCACGATGCGAACGTGGTGCCGTCCGGGAAGCCGGTGAAGGCGGTGCAATCGCTGACCTCGACCCACGATGCGAACGTGGTGCCTGGCTCAATGCGGTCGCAGTCGTTCAGATAAACCGGGTCGCGGACGATGCCTGAGTAAATTGTCATTGTCGGTTCCTTCGTGTGGTAGGTCAGGGTCTTTTCCTGCACTTTCACTTTAGAATAATTGGCAGGGAATGATACTAAAAAGCGCATTAATGCGGCTTTTATTCGTCACCCACCAGATAATTCCTTTGCGGCATCCAAGGTCAGAATGGCGGCGTCGGCGAACGTCTTGCGGAGCGCGACTTGCGCAGGGTTGTTCATCGATGCCGCGATTTCAGTGGTCAGAACCGACAGCGCGCGAAGGCCAGTGGCGAGGACATCGCGCTTGAGGTTTGGCGCGGCATGGCTGGCGAGCGCGGCGCAGATCGCTTCCGCCGCCTCGATCGACGATCCTTGGGCGAAGTCTTTACCATCGCGCAGCACTTGCTTGCCGCAGCTGGTGAACGTCGGCGTCATGGCGCTTCGCCACAGCTGCCCGGTCCATCGCCGCGATCAGCACGGCCCCGCGCAACGGCACACGGTATCCCATCGCCCACGACTGCTCGTTTTCGAGCGCGCGGGCTTCTGCGATCAGGGTGCGCAGTTCAGCGGTTAGCGATTCGCGGCGGGCGTCGATCTGGCGCAACCGCCGCGCGCGTTGGGCGGGGGTCATGCTGCGGTTTCCAGCTTCGAACGTAGCCAATCACGCACCTCACGTTCGCCTTCTCCACCCTCGTTGTAGAACCTGCTCGCTGCCTCAAAGCCCAACAGCACCAATCCAGCGTACGCCGTTTCGCCCAACTCGCGCTCCAACGCAGCACCCTTGTCGCCCTCTTGATGGACACCCCACCCCGCCAGGCAATGTGACGTGCCGCAGTGCCACTCTGACATTTTAAGGCGCGTGGGTTCCGCCTGAACGATCGCGGCGATGCGCCGAATGCGTTCATTGGCCTCGTCACCAAACGCGATCGCGTGGCCTCTGAACGTGCAGCCGCGCGAGCCGGTGAAGGCGGGGCAATCGATGACCCTGACCCACGATGCGAACGTGGTGCCGTCCGGGAAGCCGGTGAAGCCGGGGCAATTGATGACCCCGACCGACGCCGCGAACGTGGTGCCGTCCGGGAAGCCCGTGAAGCCGGGGCAATTGCGGACCTCGACCCACGCCGCGAACGTGGTGCCGTCCGGGAAGCCGGTGAAGCCGGGGCAATTGCGGACCCCGACCGACGCCGCGAACGTGGTGCCGTCCGGGAAGCCGGTGAAGGCGGGGCAGTTGGCGACCCAGACCCACGCCTCGAACGTGGCGCCGTCCGGGAAGCCGGTGAAGCCGGGGCAATTGATGATCTCGACCGACGATGCGAACGTGGTGTCTGGCTCAATGCGGTCGCGGTTGTTGAGATAAACCGGGCCGCGGACGATGCCTGAGTAAATTGTCATTGTCGGTTCCTTCGTGTGGTAGGTCAGGGTCTTTTCCTGCACCTTCACTTTAGTATAATTGGCAGAGAATGACACTAAAAACCGCATTTATGCGGCTTTTATTCGTCACAGTCCGGCTTGCGGGCGATGTGGCGGATGCTGATTGGAGCGCCGCCAGAACATTGCCTCATCGCCGCGCATCAGGGCGAGGTGCGCGATCACGTCATCGGTCGGACACATCACTCCCGCCCAGCTGTCAGCGTAATATGCGATCGGGTGCATACAAAGCGCGGCGAGGATGCGCCGGTGCGCGCCTGGCGCTCCGCCAGCTGCGAGCGCGACCGTCGGCTTGAGCTTGCGGAACACGTAGGTCACGCCGGATCGCGGTGACGTTTCGATAAACATGCCGGTCAACAGATATTGCTTCAAAGCGTGGTGTCGCAGCATCGTGCCGAGCAGCTGGACCGCCCGCCCCTCTTGCTCAAGACCCCACGCCGCCGAACAGCCGAGCGTCCGCAGGTCAAGATCGATATGGTGGGACGCGGGCAGTTTGCCGTGCTCGATCCGACCATCCTTCTCCATAATCAGGATGTCGCAACGGTGCCGCGCCGAATACCACTGGTTGCGAAGCCGCCAGCCGTCGTCCGCGTCCTCGGCCGACACTGGCACGTCGAACGCCGCTGCAAACGGATAGGACGGCTCGACGATCAGTCGCTCGCCGCCAAGCGGCATCGGGATGCCAGCCCACTCGGCCCGGTGACCCGCCACCTCGAACAGGCGCTCCCGAAGGTGGTGGAGCGGATCGAAGGCCCTAACCGCCCGCAGTCCGCGCGACGGCGACGGCGTTGGTCGAACTGGCGGGGATGCGTTGCGCTTTTGCTTGGCGACGTGGGCGCGCCGGGACTGGCGGTTTTTGCTCATGGCTCTTGGGTTCCTTGGTGGTAGGGGCACCGGCGACGATGTATTCGACGGTTTCTGCATCGAAATCGTGGGCGCGCTGATAGATCGGACCCTTCTCATTCCGACCGACCTCGATCAGCAGAACGAAGCCCCGACGGATCATGTCTTTGACGATCGCCGCTGACCGCGCGGTTTCGGCCGGGTCGGTATTGTCGAACACCAGCTTTGTGTCGCCGGCGCCGACGTTGAGGATTCCTACGGAACCGGTAACGGTGCCATGCCGTTGTGCGTCACCCATCAGATAATTCCTTTGCGGCATCAAAGGTCAGAATGGCGGCGTCGACGAACGTCTTGCGGAGCGCGCCTTGCGCAGGGTTGTTCATCGATGCCGCGATTTCAGTGGTCAGAACCGACAGCGCGCGAAGGCCAGTGGCGAGGACATCGCGCTTGAGGTTTGGCGCGGCACGGCTGGCGAGCGCGGCGCAGATCGCTTCCGCCGCCTCGATCGACGATCCTTGGGCGAAGTCTTTACCATCGCGCAGCACTTGCTTGCCGCAGCTGGTGAACGTCGGCGTCATGGCGCTTCGCCCGGTAACGGGCGGCACAGCGCCCAGCGATCGCCGATCAGCTCGGCCACACCGTTCCGCCGAAGCTGTGCGAGCCCGGTGTTCCAGCTGCCGCCGCGCGGTGCTGCACCAAGCCCCGCCGCAAGGTCGGCCACGGTTTGCGCACTGTGCTCGAGCGCGGCGATCATGCGCGGCGCGACGCCGGTAAGAACGGACTTCCACAGCCGGAGCGCGCTTTCCCGCGTCATGCCGATCGGATCGGGCTGGGCCGACCGGATGAACTCGCCATCGACGACGATTCGCCCGCTCGCCAGCAGCCATTTCCGGGCGGTGTTGAAGCTGCCGCCGGTGGCCGCGCGGCCCGTCATCTGGGCGACCTGCGGCCATGTCAGCTTCGCCGGGTTCACGCGGTCGAGAAGGTCGGCCATCTCGATTGCCGCCTTGGGAGCACCACCCCTTGCGGCGGTCGCGGGCACGGTTTTCCGGGGTTCCGCGACCTGCTTCGCGATCCGTTCGGCGGCTGCGCGCACCACCTCAACAGGCGTGGTCGAGAAGGCAGCGTCATCGGCACAGCCTGTCTTGGCGTCCAGATCGCCCGGCTTGATCCAGCCATTGGCGTCGAGATGGACTTCGGCACCGTGGACATGGACATCGATGTAGCCCCACATCTCACCGGCATCGCGCCATGCCTTTTCAAACAGGCGGGACGCGCTCACGATTTCGGCGAGCAGGTCCTCGGCTTGGAGCGCGCGCTGTTCGAAGGCGTCACGCTGGCCGGTCAATTCCTCAAGCTGGCGCTGGCCGACGGCTTGCTCGATCGTCCATTCGTCGTTGCGGGCACGAAGGATTGCCAGCTCGGCGGCTTCGCCCGACGCCAGCGCGATCGCTTTGCCGGGGTCGGCAACCTGATCGGGCACCGGCGCGACTGCGGCGGCCGCCATCGCGGCAAGGATCTCGCGCAACGCTTCCGGCGCGGGCGGCGTCGGGAGCTTGGCCTGGCCGGATTTGACCATCGTGGTGTGGACATCGGCCACCTTGAACAAGACCGGCTCGGCGGCGATCGCCGGGCCAAATCCCCAGAATTCGCGCTTTTCCATGCGCAGCTTCAACCGACCCTCGGCTGGCGTGAACCCCAGCTGGTCGGCGATGACGTTGCGGTCGAGCGTCTGACCGACCCGGCCCAGCATCCAGTTCAAGAGGTCGCCGCGCACGTCGGCGCTGACCTTGGTCATGCGCTGGCTCGCGATGACGGCGGTAAAGCCACGCTTGCGGCCGCGACCGGTCAGCGCCTTGACGCCCTTCGATCCAAGCGTCGAGCCTTCGGACGGCGCGAAGTGGTGAGCTTCGTCGACCACCACCAAGCACGGCCCCCACAGATCGCGCGGTGCCGAAATCATGGCGTTAAGGAACCGCCCGACGAACTCGGGTGCATCCTCGCCCAGATCGTTCAGCTGCACGATCAGCGAATATTTGTGGGTCAGCGCGTCGAGCGCCAGCTTCTCCGGGTTGTTCATCGTGGCCGGGATATCGGCCCCGTCGCCCCCGGCGATGACGTAATCGAAGCGCTCTCGAAGCGTGTAAAAATCATCCTCGATGTCCAGCACGATATGCTGAATCTTGCCGTGGGTTTCCTCGAGCAAGCGGCGGACAAGCCCAGACTTGCCGCCGCCGCTGTTCGCGATGATGCCGATGTGCGAGCCGACCACCTCGTCCATATCGATGGTGATCGGAGTGCCGTCGTCGGTAGCACCGATGATGGCGGTCACGTCGACGAACACTCCGCGACCGCCCGCTCAATCGGACCAAACGCATCGAACAGCGGTAGCAGGACGTCGCGATTGTCGATGATCTTGCGCGCCAGCCCCGGCGTCATGCTTTCGCTGCCACCGTTGCCGATCCGGCCAAGAGCCTTCTCGACTTCCACGGTGAGCGCCGCTTCTTTGCTGGAATGAAGCGTTCCCGCGCTGTCGCGCCATGCCTCGACCGCCACGATTTGAAGTGGTGCCATTATGCTGTCCCTTCGGTTGAGCTGTCGATATGCTTCACCCGCGCCACCTCCCGGATCACCAGAAAGGTGGTGCCGGGAAAGTGTGCGCTAAGTTTGCGGGCCTCGGTTATTGCCTCGGTTTGAGTGCCGTGCCGCTGGTCCGGAATGGTGGCACCGTCGAGCCGCATCGAAACGGTGCGGCCCGCCAGCGGCAAGACCCGGAAATCCCCCGGGAAGGATTTGACATCGGCGACCATCACGCCGCTTGCCGCTTATAGCGGACCTTGCCCGCTGCGATTTCGTCGTCCAGGGCGAGCGCCACGTCCTCATCAACACCGTCGCGGCATCGCGCGAAATCGCTCTCCACGCCCAGCACATCGCCGATCATCTTCGCCGCGTTCAGGCGGTTGTAGAAGTCGTTGATAACGTCGTCGGGCACCGCATCGACCTCACCCCGCTGCATCGCGGCCAGCCGTTCCCTGTCGAGCGCGCGCTCGCTCTCCTCGGTTGCCGGGACATCGATGTGCGCGGCGGGCTTTTCGACCTCGCCCGTTGCTGGATCAAACGGTTCTTCGGGCAGGTCGGGCAGTTGACCGCGGCGCGGCATCGGCGTGACGTTGCGCGCGCGCTCCGGCTCGATGTCCAGTTCGTCCGGCGTATAGACGCCGAGCAACACCTCCGGGCAGTAGAGGCGTGCCCAAGCCCGCGTCAGGAGATAGGCGTGCTGCTGTTCCGGATCGGTTTTCCAGAGCGGCGAATTGCGGGTCGTGACGCGCGCGATCGATTGCGTCCGCACCTTCAAATCATCGGGGTCGGCGCGCAGATAGCCGCTCACCGTCGTCCGCAGCTTCTCGCCCTCACCTTCCCACTGGATCCGGAGCCGCCCGGATAGCGCGTTGCTGCTGTTGACGACGGCATTGACCAGCTGCGCCTCGAACGCCGGCGGCGCGCCGTCCTTCACAAAATAGGTTTTCAGGGCGACTGCGAACGGGTCCATTCCCCACCGCATCGAAATCATCAAGACCGCCATGCAGTCCCCTTCCTTCCCGCGAAGGTGGGCGGGGACAAAGTTGCTGTTCGCCATCATCTTGGCGAATTGCATCGCCTCGGTCATGTTCTGCGGCAGGAAGGTGGTGCGCAGCGCCGAGGTGGTGACATCTTGCGCCTCGATCAACGCCATCGAGCGGCGTTCCTCGCGGACGATTTCGCGGTCCTTCGCGCGCTCGAGTTCTTCAAAGGACGGCGCTTGTGCTGCTTCGGTAGTCATATCAGTTCTCCATTATGGCAGGGTCAGAAAGGGATCTGGTCGCGTTTCGGATCAAGCAGGGTCAGGATCGTGTCGACGAGGAAGAATGCGCGCTGGGCCAAGGCGGCGGTGTCGATACGGTGTTGCGCTTCCCGCTCGGCCGCGCGCACCGCCTCGCGCGCTCCCTCGGTTTCCGCGCCATGAAGCGCCAACTCCTGATCGATCAACAGCTGGACCGCTTTGCGTCGAACGCCGGTCAGCCGGTAGGAAAGCGCGTAAAGGCCGCGCAGCTGGAATATCTGGAACGCGCGTTGATGCGCGATCTTCTGCGCCGGAGAGCGCTTGTCCGGTTTGCCCGGCGTATATTTCCAGCCGCGCAGCGCCATCAGCCGCGCACCGCGGTGCCGGTGGTCGAATAGATCCGGCAGCCCTTGATCTCGCGTAGCTTGAGCCCGCCGCGCACCGAGGGTAGGATGATCTTGCGCAGCGCCTCGAGGATCGCCTCGTTCTTCAAGTAGAGGTCGGGCACCTGCCGGATATTCTCGATTTCAACATGCCACGTCACGACAGCCGACACCCTGGCGCCGAAATCGCCCTGCATCCGACTGACCGGGGCGGCGGTGTGCGTGAACACCGGAGCAGCGGCGATGATCGGCGCGGCCTCGACCTCGATCACCTCGGCGGTAACCTCGACCACAGCCGCCTCGACCACCACAGCCTTGACCTCGCGGGCCTCGGCGGCGGCGGCGGCTTCCTCTTGGGCTTGGAGCGCCACGCGCTTCGCCTCGGCCTCCGCATCGGCGATCGCTTGCAGCCGGACGCGCTCCGCCTCGACGCGGGCGTCCTCGATATCCTGCAACCGCTTCCGCTCAGCTTCGACCTTGGCGAGCGCGGCGGCGTTGGCCTCGTCGATCACCTTCTGCCGCGCGGCCTGTGCCTGGCGCTCAATCTCTGCGACGCGCGCCGCTTCGATCCGGGCCTTTTCGATCTTGTCCGCGACATAGGTATCGAGCAGCCGCTTGACCTTGATCCCGGCGTTCGTGGCATCGAGCGCGAGCGCATCGGCCCGCGCCTTTAGCGCGCGCTGCGTTGTCAGCAGCGGGCGGTTGAGGGCTTCGCGCTCGCCCTCGATCGCTTTCGCGGCCACGACGGTCATCCGGTAGAAGTCACCCATCTTGCCCGCATCGTCGTCGTTCTTGCAGGGTCCAGCCACGTCGGCGCGCAGCTTCATCGCAGCGATCCGCTCGATCAGCCCTTCGTGGTTGAGGTTCAGCGCCTCGTCGAAGGCGAGCAGCGTGCGATCTTCCAGGGGCGGCTCATTTGCGCCGATTCCGATGCGATCGTTGGGGTCGTTCAAAGCCATGTCATCGTTCCTTTGTGGTAGGTTGCGCCGTCACCATTCCGGCAAGACTTCGGTGAGCAGGTCGATCCTGCGTTTGGGATTGGCGAGCGCGCTGTTCGGCGCGTTTTGCTTTGCCCATGCCTCGACCGCGATCAGGTGCGCGGCCTCGGATTCTGTAATTTGGTCCTCGGCGCAGCGCGGCCACACCCGCTCCAGATCCACCGGCCGACCGTTCTCGGTCGCTTGCCAACGGTGGGACCGGTCGAGTTCCTCGCCGGTGTCAGGGTCGGTCGGCGCGCCGAACCAAACGCGGACGCCGACAAAGACGCCGCCGCTGCGCATCTTCATGCGGTAATGGCCGACGATCGGGACGTCGGGATTAAACCCGGCGACCGGCGCGGCCTCGCGGCGGACGGTGTAATCGAGATAGGCGCGGGTCATCGCAGCAGCGCCCGCAACCGCGCGAGCACCGGGTCGGTGCCGTGCTCGCGCAGGTCGCGCAGCGCCGCGCGCTCGCGCTCGCTGCACCGGGTATCGGAGGCGAGGAACTGGATCGCGCCGCGCACCTGATCCGGGGTAGAAATCGGCGCGCCCATCACAACAGGAAGCCCGCGCGGCTGGGACGCGGCAACCCGCGCCAGTCATGCTCCGCGTCAAACGCGTCCAGCGCCGGGCGCCAGAGCGGCACCAGCTTCCAGTCACCGCCATAGTCGTCGGCGTGGAGATAACTGATCTGACCGGCGATCGACTTCCAGCACTCGGCTAACTTTTCGTCGGTCAGAGCAGTGGGATCGGAGGCAAGCGCCTTGGCATCCTTGGGATACAGATGGTCGCTCACGATGCCCGCCCCTGCTGAAACGCGACCGCCTCGCGGTACGTCATCGCGTTCCAAGCCGCCTCGAACTCGGCATCGGCGCGCTGGCGCTCGGCCATCCCGGCGAGAAGCCGGGTTATTTCCGCCTCATGCTGATCGGCGCGCGTCCGGTGGTACGCGATCAGATCGTTGATCGCCGCCAACCACTTCTCGTTCGCGAGCCGTGCGCCGACCTCGGTTTCGAGAAACCGGAGGCCGCGCCCGCTGATGTTGCCGTCATGGTCCGACATTAGAAACGGACCCCGACCAGGAGGGCGATCAGGATGACCGTGGCGATTCCGGCGTAGAACGCGGTGACCTGCGTCATGGTGCGGCGGGTCACTGGCCGCTTCCGATCCAGGCATCGCGCGCTGCGATCGCATCGGCCTCGGTCGCGAAGCTGGCCGGGACGCCGCGCGCGATCGTCCCGTGCCGGGCGCCGTACCGACGGAGCAACCACGGCATCCGCGAATTGCAGATGTTGAACTCGATCGTCGCTGTGGGGGTGGCCGGATCAGCACCCGTCTGGCGGGCTGTTCCTGCGGTAGCTGTGGTAGGCATTCCTCGTCTCCCCAGCCCAAATTCCTTGGGCCGTGGGAATGGTATGACGCATTAGTGAGACTATGTAAACAACATTTATGAGGCGTTTTGGCGCTTTTTTTACTTTCCTACACGCGGTCGCGGTCCTACTTTAGTCGAAGGGGAAAACAAAAAATGTCAGCTGGTCGGTTGTTTAGTTTCTTTCTTACGTCTCGCCTAGAGGCCGCCGCGAGCGAATTGCGACTCGCGCTAGAGCACCCGACAAGCGAGGATCATTTATCGCATCAGGTTCAGCTTCGAGATGTAGAAGCGTGTCTCGCAAGGCTTCGGCAAACAGACGGTTCGTTGCGGCCGGAACCGGTTGATTTCCAAGGATTGCATGATGCAATTCCGCTACAATTTTCTCTAGCGACTCGACACTAGGAACGACCGAGATTGCGGGGCGCGCGGCCAGACCCGGCAGCGCCTCGCCGAGACATTCTGCCAGCTTCATCAATGTCGTAGTGGACGTGACGTGGGGGAAATCCACCCGCATCGCGCGCGTTACCGTATCTCGCCCGAGCTGGGCGCGTTCAGCCCAAGCGGTGGGCCTTATCCCCCGCCGTTCGATGACTTCCTGCATCCAGGCTACGATCTCTTTTTGTCTGTTTTGCATGGCCGCAAGAGTACCCGCTGCCGAATAAATTTGCGTCACCTCACAAACTCCGGTTGCGCAGCCTCATTTATGAGGATTATAGAGCGGTATGGAAAACGTATTAGACCCAACATGGCTTGCCTCCACGATGACCGCTGCGGACATACGCACCAGTCATCTCGTCAAAGCCAGCGGCATCAGCAAAGCACAGATTGAGCGGATCAGGGCGGGATCACCGACCCGAACCGACACGCTGCGCAAACTGATCGCTGGTATCGACGCGCTGAAAGCAAAGCCGCTCGAGGCGTCGGAGTGATCCGCGCTCGTCTCTTCAATCCTGGGTGCAGCCTCGTTCATAGTCCGGGATCATAATGATGTCGGGGGGGCAGTCAGCATCTGAAAGTGCGATTATCGGTCCCAATAGGGTCGCAGATACCATGCGCGCTATGTTTGCCGGTGCGACCGCATCGGGCTGGACACTTCACAGCATCTCGGTTGCATCCGGCGTTTCGTGCAGCACGATCAAGGGCTGGCTGCTTGAGGGCAAGGAACCAACCCTCTCGCGCGCGCTTTCGGTCGCGCTCGTGATCGGGCGCCGCGCCATAAACAGCATCAACGCGCTGGCCGGGTACGGTGGAGCAACGCCATTCGAGGAAACCGCAGGGCCGGATTTCGTTACGATGATCCCCGGCTGCCTTGAGGATTTAAGCATCATCGCCGCAGCCACAGCGCGCGGTGGGCTGGACCATACCGGCGAACCAGCGGCGCGCGCTGCAGCTGATCGCATCCTTGCCCGACTCCTTCCGATATCGAGCGCGGGTCAAGCCGAATAATGGCGCATCCCAAGATCATCCAGCAACGCTTGCTCGATTGGATCGCGGGCAACATGGGCGACAAGCAGCCGCTGCCGACCGATCTGCAAATAGCCGAGCGGTTCAACCTGCCCAGCCTCGAATCCGCGCGCGGGCTGCTGGCCGACCTAGCCGATGCTGGCAAGATCACGATCAAAGGTTTCGGCCCCAGCCGGGTCATCACGCTCGGCCACGCGAAAGCGGGCTTCGCCCCGGCCCGACCCGTTTCCCGGTCGGTATCCAAGCCACTCGAACCGATTGAAGATCGCGCTGACAAGATGCGTCGAATTCTGGGCGGGAACCGGCCCGCGCCAGCTGCCGCGGCTACCCCGGGCCCTCGTTTCTCGCCCGCCCCGGTGCGGCCAGAATGCAAGAACCCGGCACCGGCACCAGCGCCTGTCGTCGCCCCGCATCCGATCGTAGGCTTGGAAATGCCGCGGCCGCCGGTGACGGCGATCAAAGGGCCCCGGCACGTCAACGTGCTGTTGCCCGGTGAGGAATTCGCGAAGCTGGACGCATTGGCCGAGAAGGCAGACGTGATGCCCGGTCGGCTCGCGCGCGAGCAGATGATCTTGTGGCTCAACGAGACGCCGCCCGCCGCCGCGCCGCCGACGATCATTCCGGCATCGATCGCATCCGCCGCCATCCGCGACGGCTTCCCGGTGATCGAATTCGCGCGCCGCATGATGGTGCTCGGGCTGGCCGCTTACGCTTACGAAATGGTTGGAGAACCGCCGTGCTGAATATGCGCCTGTTCGACCCCTTCGCGCCCGCAGACGTCGCGGCCCTGCCGAAGAAGCTGCGCGATGCGGTCATCGCCGATCGCGCGGCAGTCGTGACCGAAGAACTCCGGCGCACCGCCGCGAGCATGAAGCGCCAGACGCGCATCTGACACACCCCCGCGCCGAGGCGCAATTTGGAGAGACGAGCATGGCTACAGCAGCACGAACCGACGATCAGGTCGAGGAATTGAAAACACCCGATTTCAAGGCGGCGGTCGCCCTCTACAAAACCGATATCCGTCCGGCGCAAGCCAAGGTCGGTGAGTTCGCCCAGGAACAGTCGACCGCGTACAAGCACATCAAGAAAGAGTTTGGCATCCAGCCACAGGCGGCAAAGGCCGCGTTCGCGCTGTACGAAATGGAGGAATCCAAGCGCGACGATTATCTGCGCTGTCGCAATGGGCTTGAGGCCGAACTTGGTATCGCGGTCCGCGTCGATCTGGTCGACATGGCGCATGGCAAGGATGCCGTCATCCCAGCAGCCGCTGGCAAGCGCGCGCCGCCGAAGCTGGTGACGATCCCCAAGGGACCGCCCGGAGACACGGACTTGAACCCCGGCGGCGAAGTCGGCTCGCTCATCGACAAGCTGGCCGAATAACGATGCGCGTCGTCGGTCTCGATTTATCGAAAGCCTCGGCAGGGTTCGCTTGTTGGGGACCCGGCGACGCGCGCGTTGTGTCCGGCACTTGGGTGTTGGGCTCGAGCTTCACGTCGGCTGGGCGGACCTATGCGAAGCTGCACGAGAACCTTTCCGATCTCAACGCCCTCGGCGCGATCGATGCGATTTTTTACGAGGAACCGCTCGATCCGCGCTTTCTTTCGGGCAGCACGAACAAGGACACCGTAGCGGTGCTGTTCGGCCTCGCAGCTCACACCGAGTCCTGGGGTGACGCCATGGGGTGCCGCATCGTCCGAGCTGTCAATCAGGTCACGTGGCGACGCCACTTCCTCGGCCCAATAAAGCGGCCAAAGGACGATCGCGGCAAGTTGGTACGCGTCGATTGCAAGTTGCTCGCGATGGATCGTTGCCGCGCGCTCGGTTTCAAGCCCGTCAAACATGACGAAGCCGAATCAATCGGTGTGCTGGACTTCGGCTGCAATAGCCTTGGTATCCCGATGCCATGGCATGACAAAACGCCTCGCGCTGGGGGGTTGTTCGCATGAACGCGATCTCTCATCCGAACCATGGCAGAGTCGAATGACCTGCCTCCCCGCGCCCCTGACCCCGCCAGACTGCGATGTTCAGGACTTTTCCTACATGCCGCTGCACGTTGCGCGGCTGCGCGATAGCGATCTTGCGGCCGAGGAAACGCCGGAAGCGTGCTGGTATGCTGTGCTGCTTTGGGCGGCATCTTGGCATCAAATTCCAGCGGCCAGCCTTCCGGACAACGAAACCGTTTTATGCAAGCTGGTCGGCCTTGGGCGCGATCTGAAAACATTCCGCAAAAATAAAGCGGGCATGATGCGCGGCTATATCCTCTGTTCCGATGGCCGCTGGTATCATCCAGTAGTCGCCGAGCGCGCCAATATATCGTGGGAATCCAAGCTGCAACAGCGCTGGCGTACCGAGTGCGCGCGCGTGAAAAAGGCCAACCAGCGCAACGACACGTCGATCCCTGTCCCCGAATTTGACACGTTTGTCCTCGAATACAGAAATGGTTTGTCCTCGGGGACTCTGCCGATTGTCCCTCGGGACATTGCATCCAAGGGAGAGGGAGAGGGAGAGGGAGAGGGAGATAAGAAAGAAGATTCAGGAGCTGGCGCTCCTGCCGCAATCGCGGCCGAAATCGCCCTCCCCGTCGATCCACCCAATCCCGAAAAGGTGATGTTCGACGCTGGCCTGACCCTGCTGTTCCAAGCCGGATACAGCGAAGCCCGCGCCCGGCCGGTCTTGGGCAAGTGGAAATCCCAACACGGAGCCGAGGCCGTCATCGTGGCCTTGGGCAAAGCGCAACGCGAAGGGGCGGTGGACCCGGTTGGTTTCATCAATGGATGTTTTAGAAATGGGGGAAGTAATGGATCAGGACCTGGCGCTGGTCGGCGCAACCGCTCTGCCGAAATTGATGACGCCTCTCGCCGCCTTGGCTTTGACGGATAGCGCCGACGGCACATGGAGCCGGGGCCACGCCATCGCAACGATCGATCGCGAAGGAATCGACGCCAAGCAGCTGCTGCTCCAGATCGAGCAGGAACTGCAACCGGTCCGCGACGACTGGCTGGACAAACGCCTCCGCCTTCTCTGGAAAAGCAGCACCCCAGCGAATAGCCTCGATGCGACGGCATGGCTGCACGAAACCCTGCGGCTGCTGCACGACCTGCCCGGTATCATTCTGGCCGAAGCAATCGACGCGGCAGTCCAGAACTCGCTCCGGGGCTTCATGCCGACCATCGGCGAAATCCGCGCCATTGCCATGCCCAAGGTCGAGGAACGCAAGCGCCAGGCCGCCCGGCTGCGTATCGTAATCTTCGGTGAACTCGGTCGGCCCCGATATTCATGGGAACGCGAGGAACGGGTCATCGCACCCGAGGATATTTGCACTCCCGCCCAAGCATCTGAAATCCTGCGGCGGTTCGGCATCCCGAGCATCCACGACGCGAAGCGCGCCGACGGATGACCGACGTCCACTCCCAGCTGGCGCACCTCGCGCCGCTCTGCCGCGAGCCGCAGCCGGGCGAAGGCTGGGCAATCGCGAAGGAGGCTTGGCACACCCACGGCATCGTCGTGCTTAACCTGGCCGAGGTCGACGCCCGGCACGGCTGGGTCGCCGCCCGCGCCGCCCGCAACCTCGCCGAGCAATGTTTCGGACCAAGGAACAAGAAATGACCGGTGCCGGGCGCAAGCCACGCAAGCTATATCAGGGGCCGGCCGCCCGCATGGCTGCCACGATCATCGCCGCCGAAAAGGCTGAGGCGCGTGATGCTCTGGCGAAAAAGTGGTCGTTCAAAAACGAGGGCACGCCCGAGACGCACGAGAAGTTCAACGCGCTGCCGCAGCGCCGGCGCGACTGGCCGCTGGCGCGTATGGTGCGCCTGGGCACGATTGATGCCGACGAACTGGCGTCCGCCCACGAAATCGCCTCGGTCGCCGAAATGATCGAGCGGCAGGTCGGTATCGGTTCCGCCAGTCTCGAAGCCCGCGTTGACCACAGCGCCAGCGCCCGCGATGCGCTCGTCGAATCGCTGGGCCGGGTCAGGATGGAGGTCGCCTATACCAGCTGGCGCGCGGCCATCATGGAACCGCGGCGCATGATTCTGGACATGCTGCTGACCAACGTCAGCTACGTCGATCTCGCCCGCATCAACGGGCTGCACTGGCGGACCGCGAAGAAGCGGTTGATCCACGCGCTTCGCATCTGGCCGTCGCACAAGATCGCGGCCCGCGTCGTCGACCGCGCGGAGGTAGAGGAAATCTATCGCCGGATCGGCGAAGGCATCCTGTTGCAGCCGAAGCCCAAGACCGAGGAACCGGCGGGATCGATCGCCGACGACACCGCACGATGAACCCTGCCACCAAGGAGAAATGAGATGGGAATCGGTATCTTGAAGGTCGACCTCGCGGTCCTGCCCGGGGTCGTGATGGCGATGCCGGCGGCTTGCACCATCGTCGGGTCTGCCGAGTGCGACACCGGCATTGCGCTCAAGGTTTCAGCGGATCGAATCCCCGACGGTGCCGAGTTGCGGATGGACATGCGCTACCACGGCCTGTCGTCGTCGGCCTGTGTGGTGATCGTAGAATGAACGATCCCCAATGGCTGGCCGAGTTCGAGCGCGGCTCCGACGCCTTCAACGCGGGTGCGGCCTATGACCGCCACGAAACCGAGGCGTGGCGGCAAGGTTACAGCGATGCCGTCGGAATCGCGCTGGACGAGGATCCGGCATGAACCGCGGTGGCCTCTGCGCTGTGTGCCTAGAGCCCGGCGCGTGCTGCAAGAAACTCACTCTATCCGGTGGCCCGCGCACCGCGCTTGGCGAGCATGTCGGCAGCACAATGTCGTTTGAGCGTGCCGAGCATATCGCGCTTGAGGTCGGCATTCCATTTCGCCCGAGCGAGCAGCGCGCGGACGGCACTTGGTTTTGGACCTGCAACCAGCTGACCAGCGAGGGCCTGTGCGGAATATACGAAAGCCGCCCCGAGCTCTGCCGTTTATTTGTACCCGGCGAAGGTCCGCTGTGCGTCCACTTCGTCCCCCACACCGAGAAGGTTTCAGTCTGAGTAGCGCCTAGCTATCTCTAAATGGAAAACCAGGAGAATTTCGATGGCTGACACGATGATCGAACGAATTGCTCGGCACCTCTGCAAGGCGGAGTTTTATGATCCAGACGACGTGGTCGGCACCGCGTCCGACGATGGCACCGACGATAATAATCCGGCGCTCTACTGGATTGAGTGGAGTGCAGACGCGAAGGTGATTCTCCAACTCTTGCGCGAGCCGACCGAGGCGATGAAAACGGCCGGTGTCACCGCCCCACATTACTTGGAGGACCAAAGCTCGCGACGCGGCTGCGGCAACATCTATTCTGCCATGATCGACGCGGCGCTAACGGAAGTCTAATCCGTCGCGCCGCGTCGCCGAACGTCCGCGCATCGTCCGCAGCGCCGCGGAATTAGAGTGTCGCCGCGCAGATGATCCGGGCGGCGATGTCGCCGACGCCCCCATCCCATCGACTGAACCATGGGCGTTCATTCGCGCGCGTGCTCGCGCCCCGCGCCGATCAGCCCGCCCTGCCCCTCCCAATCGAGCCGCTTCGACTTGCTGCCGTGGCACTGGCTCGGGCAGTCGTTGTAGAAGAACCGGGCCAGCCGCCGGAGATCGTCCAACCCGATCCCCTCCCCCGCATGACAGACTGCACCGAGCAGGTCGTTGTCGATGATCGAGCAGAGGAACGCGCCTGGGCGGATGCCGTCCTCGATGTAGCGGAGTAGCCCGCCGTGGAGGTGGGTCGGCAGGGCTGCGAGGCCCAGCCGTGCTTCGTCCAGCTGGGCGTTCACGACGCCTTCCGCTTCGTGACGGTTAGCACCACCGTATTGACGTTGGTCCCGGCATGGAGGAACGATCCTTCGGGCAAGTCGCGCCATTCTCGGCCATAGTAGCGATCGCGCTCCGCCGCGATCAGATCGTGCAGCGCCTTGTGCCGGGCATCGGTCCCGAACTCGGCCCGCGCCGACATCACCGCGACCAGCTTGCCGCCGGGTTTCAGGAAGCCGAAGGCGTGGCGGACATGATCGCAGTCGCGGCCTCTATCGAACGGCGGATTCATCAGGATCACGTCGAACAGATCGTCGGCGTCCGGCTTCATCTCGAGGAAGTCGGCGGTGCGGACATCGCTGAACCAATGCACCACCCGCAGTTCGTGCGCGAGGCCGGGCTGGATCTCGATGCAGGTGACGTCGGCACCCTTCTCGAGTGCGGCCTTGACGAACATGCCGGTCCCTGCCGACGGTTCCAGCACCCGCATCCCCGGCTTGAGATAGACGTCGTTCATCGCGAACTCGACCACCGCCTCGCTGGAATTGAAGGCCCCGAAATTCTTGGCGGGCGTGGCGTGGTACAGCGGCCCCGCCTCGTAAGACGGACCTTCACCGACATCGCCCTCGACGGGGTTGTAGTATTCGAGCAGCAACTTGTTGACCTGGGCGAGCAGGTCCTTTCGCTCGAACCAGAGGTGTAGGTTGCCGTTCTGGAACACGCGGACCCGGAAATAGTCGCCCTGCACCAGCGATGGCAGTCCGCCAGCGCGCTTTGCTGCCTCTACCTCGGCGACGATGCCGCCCTTGCCGCCCATCGCGATCGTGCCGGCGCCGTCCAGTTCTCGGAAGATGCGCTCGACATCGTGCAGGGTGTCGCGCCGGTTGCAATCGGACCAGCCGCCCCAGCTGTCGGCGTTCATGGCGCGCTCGATAATCAGGCGGTTGCCGATCGCGAAGGCGTCGTGGCTGCGGAAGCGACGATCCATCTTCATGAACACGTTGGCGATGCCGCGCAGGTACATTTCGCGGCGGCTGCCCCAGATCGTCGTGAAGGTCGCTTTGCAATTCTCGACGCTGAACTCCGGCGGCTCGGTCTTGAGGCTGGCTTGAAACTCCTCGCGCGCCTGTCGATCGAGCAGTTGGTCGAAACCCAGCTTGACCATCATGTGATCCCAGCAGCGACGATCGACCTCGGTCGTGATCGCCTTGAGCAGGTCGGCGCGGGCGTTGGACTTGATGCGCCGATTGACGCCGCGGTCATATCGCTCCGTCTCGCCCGTCGCCAGGAACAGCCGCGTGACGTTGATCCCGCTATAGCGGTCATCGCTCGGAGCGGACATGCCGATCCTGCCGCCAATCGAGGCTGCGGCCGCCGCGTCCATATTGCGGTGGAAGGTGTCGTAGGAGTCGAGCCAGAGCTCGATTGCGCGGGTCCGACCGGCCACCATGTCACCGAGGTTCGGCGGAAGCGCGAGGCCCTGCCCGGTTGGCGCGTCGGAGGTGGAATCGTCCTGGGTGGCGGCAACGATGCCGCTGTCTTGGTAAGTCATCGGGGTAGTCTCCTGTGGTAGGGATTTCAGTCTGGCACACCGGCGAACCGGGTAAAGCTGGATCGTCAAAAATTCGCAGTTTTCTGAGGTTTTTACCGTCGAACAGTCGCGTCGGCGTCACGGCAAAACGTCCTTCGTATGCACATTGGCAAGCCATGTCGGGCCGTGCGAATTGCGAAGGCCCTGCAACGACGCTCCCATCTCGGGATCGATGCCATACGGACCCGCCGTCTCCCACAGCTTCGCCAGCCATCGCCGCCATGCCGGGCCCTCGTCCGCGTGACACGCGGCGACCGCTTCGCGCTGTTCGGCGGTAAGGGGCGCAGTCACATCACCACCCCGTCGAACTTCCGCGCTTCGGCAATTGCCGCCAGCTTGTCGGACAGCGACAGGGATGCGGACAGCGCGGGGTCCGCGCGCCAGAGCGACTTAAGCGCCTGAACCCGCGCTTCTGCGTCGGCAGGAAGGGTCGCCGGTCCAGCGTAATTCACGCCCTCGGTCCCGAACAGCGAGGCGAGTTCAGCAGGATCGGAACCGGCATAGGGACCATCGAGACAGGCGCGGCAGATGCCGTAGCCGCGATCCCGGTTCCAGTGCTGCGCCCATCGCCCTGCCCCGCCGCCGCAACAGCAACAGGTGAGGCTGCGGATGACGCCGACGCCGTGCGCCTCGGCTTCGGCGCTCATCGTCCCGCCTCCGCGAGCGCCGCGCGCCCAGCTGCGACAGCCGCCACCATGCGCAGCGCGCTGCGTCCGGCATCGGCGAACGGTCCGCACATATCCACGAACTCGGCCAGCGCGGCGACCATATGGGCGTTGGAGGCTTCAAGGATCGGCAGCTGGGCTAACCTGGTCGCGTTCTCAATGTTCACCGCGACAGGGTGAGGCATCGGATACATATCCGCGACGCACACGGCGCGGGCATCCGTCGCGGACACGCCGCCGTCATCCCACAGGCGGAAGCCGTATAGCTTAACACCGCTTGGCGGGCATCTACGATCAGCGGTGTATTGCTCGATGCGGAATGGCTGCACGCTCATCGCGCCGCCTCCGCCAGCATGGCGCGGGCGCGGCGGATAAGCCCGTCCATCGCCTGATCGTTGCCGGTGTCATCGGTGCTGGTCATTTCTTCGACAAGGGTCATGCGGCTGATCTGCTCGACGAACTGCATCATCGTGGCGCTGCCCGGCGTCGGGACCGGAATCGTTCCCCGTCCTCGAACGCCGCGACCTGCACCACCTCGCGGTCCGTCTCGTCGCCGACGGTCATCTCGTCGATCAGGATCATGTGCTCGTTGCCGCCATCTTCGACGCGGCGCTGCGCCGCCTGGGCGTCGGCGGCGGTGACCAGCCAATCCTCGCTGATCGTCGCGGTGGCGTGGCAGGTTACTAGGAATTTCGGCATGTCATGTTCCTTCGGTGGTAGGGTGGGGGCGCGCCGATCGCACCGGCGCGCCCAAGATCAAGCCTTGGCCTTGCGGCCCAGCCCGTTGTCGATCGCCAGCTGCCGCCGCCGCTCGCTGTAGCCCGGTGCCGTCATCGGATAGGACGCCGGCAATCCGAACAAGGCGCGGTAGCTTTCCGGCGTGTGGCCGTTGAGCGAGAGATGCCGCCGCAGCATCTGGTACGGCTTGCCGTCGATCAGGCTGGTGAGGGCAGCGCGCGTGATCGTTGCGCGGATTTCGCGCTGGGTCAGCTGCGGGACAGTCGGCTCGGCCGTGACCGGCGGCGCGGACAGGGCGAGCAGCGCGGCGTGCGTGCTCGCGATCAGCTTCGGGATATCGCTCGCGGCGACGGCTTGGCTGCCGCCGAACGCGGCGCAGACGATCTCCGTCGTGTAGCCGATCATTTCGAGGTCGTGGTCGTTCATGTCATTCTCCGATGTGGCAGGGGTGGCGCTGGCGCTCACGCGAGTTGGTGACGGTCGCCGTGCTTGTCGACGACGGTGGGATGCGGCGAACCGGCGACGATCTTCGCGCAGCCCGCGATCTTCACGTCCTCACCCGCCACGTTCTTGCCGGTGATCGTGATCCCCGCGCTCGACCGCTTCGCTTCCCAATTCTTGATGACGTTCATCGTGTTCTCCGTTCTGGCCTGATGCCATCGCCGTCCCGCGCACCGCACGCGCGGGACAGGGGGGCGTCAGAGTTGCTCGGCGGCGCGTGCTAAAGTCTCGCGGATGATGCCAGCGATCCACGCCTTGCCGTCCTCTCCAAGCTCGTACCATTCCGGCGCGGCATAAATGGCAATTACCGGCTCGCTATCGGCGACAGCTTCGGCAGTCGAAAAGAAAGCGCTGATTGGCTGCGCTCGGATTGTTGCTGCATCCTGGCTCATGTCGTTCGTCCTTGAGAATCGGCCCCCGATGCGCCAGAAGGCTCGGGTTCCTGTGGTAGGGAAACCTCGGCCCGGTTGAGTTCGCTCACCGGGCCGTTGTATTTCAGCAGCTGCCGAGCAATCGCGCCTCGAACAGACCTTCTGCCCGACTGCGCTCGCCCGCATAGATCGGGTCCTCGACGCTGCCGTTTGGCGAAACCCAATAGATCGCGTGCAAGCTGGAACTGACCTTCGTCATCGCAATGGTGTGGCCGTCGACGCTCTCGTCCATCTTGATAAGACTTTGCCCTCGGGGCAGCTTGACGCTTTGGGTGTGCATGGTGTTCTCCGTGGTAGGGTTGCCGTATCTGGCCTGACGACTTTATGAGATCGCTGACCGGATGCAAGAACAATAGGCGCATTAATGCGGTATTATACGGCTGGCAACCCGCAAAATACTGGCACGCGCTTTTATCTTGCTGCATTTGCCCATTTAGGAAGGGCTAAATCTCGGTCCTGCGCCGAAAAGGACTGCGCAGAGTTCCGGCATAATCGGCTGGATCGCGTCATTCGCGCCTGTTGAGCCACATTTATGCGGCGGATTTGCAAGTGCCACGAAAAACGCGCATATCCCGACCTTCGATTTCCGCCTTCGCAGCGGTCGATATCAGAACTAGCCGCTGTTCATGCGCCGGACGGCCTCGCGCGACGGGGCGTTTCCCAGCCGCGTCGGCAAGGGCCGGGGGGAAACCTCCGGCCCTTTTCATTTCCGCCCTGCCACCAAGGAAACTCCGTGACCGCCAAGGCGCTGCTTCGTGAATTGGAGGTCAAGGATGGCGCGAGCACCGAAAATTGATCGATCCGCGCCCGGCCTGCAACGACGGCCCGCGCTCAAGCTGAAAGAGGTCGAAGCCGCGCTTCGTGCATCGGCTGGCATCCGCTCCGTCGCGGCGGCGCGCTTGAAGGTCAATCCGAGTTCGATCACCCGGTTCATCGCGAAGCATCCCCAGCTCGAGGAAATCGAAGCCGAAATCGTCGATGGCATCGTCGACCTCGCCGTCGGCAAGCTCGTCGAACAGATCCGCAATGGCGAGTTCCCAGCGATCAAGTATTACCTCGACAACAAGGGGCAGGCCGCGGGCTTCGGCGTCCGCAAGTTGGCCTTCTCCGACGGTGACGGCAATGTCATGCTGCCCGGCGTGCTGGTCGCTCCGATTCGTGAACTCGATGCTGACCAATGGGCCGCTCGCCACAAGCCCCCCGAGGGTTGAGCGGTGGATCGCGACCCGGCCAAGGTCACAACGGCGGTCCACCCCTAGTAGAATTTGCACCGCAGCCGGGACCGCAGGCCGCGCTGCTGACGTGCCCCGTCGAGGACATCATGTTCGGCGGCGCGCGCGGCGGCGGCAAGACATACGGGATGCTGCTCGATTGGATGAAGCACGCGCTCGCGCACGGACGGTTCGCCAACGGCATCTTCTTTCGTCGGATCGGCGTCAGCCTCGAAGAAGTCATCCAAGAGGCTCACCGCATCCTTCCCCACTTCGGCGGGCGGTGGATGAAACAGGCCGGAACCTACGTGTTTACGTCGGGTCCGGCGAAGGGTGCCCGCCTCAAATTCCGGCATCTCTGGGACGTCAAAGCCGCAGACGGCTACCAAGGTCACGCCTACACATGGATCTGCTGCGAAGAGCTGACGCAATGGCCGATCAAGCTGCCGATCGACATGATCCGCGCAACGCTCCGCAGCGGCAATGGCGTCCCCTGCGTTTTCCGGTCGACCGCAAACCCCGGCGGTGCCGGGCACCATTGGGTGAAAGCGCTCTACGTCGAGCCGAACCGCGCCGGGTACGAGGTGATCGTCGATCCGGAAAGCGGCGAGCGGCGGGTCTTTATCCCGTCCACGCTCGAAAACAATCGGATACTGACAACCAGCGATCCGCGTTACGAGGCGCGGCTCCGCGCGCTCGGATCGCACAATCTGGTCAAAGCCTGGCGCTACGGCGACTGGGATATCGTCGAAGATGGCATGTTCAAGCGGCACTGGCTGCCGATCGTCGACGCCGTTCCGGCCGGGATGCGGATGGTGCGCAAGTGGGACCTCGCCGCGACGCTGGCAACAGGTTCGAACGATCCCGACTGGACCGCCGGCGTCAAGATGGGGCGCGGCTCCGACGGCATCTTCTACATCACCGATATTGTTCGGTTCCGGGGCACCGCGCTCGATGTCGAGCGCGCCGTTTACAACACCGCGACCGCCGACTCGAAAAAGGTAACGGTCGGTCTTTCGCAAGACCCGGGACAGGCCGGCAAGGCGCAAGTGCAAGCAATGATCCGGATGCTCGCGGGCTGGAACGTCAAATCCGCACCGGAGTCCGGCTCGAAGGAAGTCCGCGCCGCACCGTTCGCCGCACAGTGTGAGGCCGGAAACGTCCGGATGCTGCGCGGTGCATGGAACGAGCCGTTCTTTGCCGAGGCGGAAATCTTTCCGACAGGCCCGCACGACGATCAGATCGACGGCGCAGCTGGCGCTTTCGAACTGCTCGCCGACGGGTCCGGTCCACAAGCCTGGGTCGACCACATGGAAGCGCGCACCGCCGCGCTCCGCAACCCGACATAGGAATTTCTGAATGGCTATCGCTCCGGGCATCGTCACGCGCACGCTGGCGATGCTGCGCTATGCTCGCACCGGAGACACACCCGCAGAATGGTTCGGGCCGGGCAAGGCGCGTACCAACATGGCACCGCCGTCGGTGCAGGGCCGCGCCTTCGACTATCCGGTCTTTGCCAACATCAACTTCCAGCCCCGCCGCGTCGAGCCGGTCGGGTTCCCGAAGCTGAAACAGCTCGCGCAGAATTGCGAGCCGTTGAAGCTGGTCATGGGGCGGCAGACCGACCTCCTGAAAACACTGGAATGGTCGATCAAGGCGCGGGCCAAGACCGCGACCGGTTCGACCGACCCGGACATCATCAAGATCACGTCGTTCCTGGAACGGCCCGACCGCACCCACGATTGGTCGCAATGGATCGGTGCCGTCATCGATCAGGTGTTCGTGTACGACGCGCTGTCGATCTATGCGCGGCCCAAGGTCGGCGGCGAACTCTACGCGCTCGAGCTCGTCGATGGTGCCACGATCCAGCCGCTGATCGACGCCAACGGTCGGCCGCCGATGGCGCCGGACGAGGCGTACAAGCAAATCCTGAAAGGCGTCACCGCCGCCAGCTACACTCGCGACGAGCTGATCTATTACCCGGAAAATTACCGGGTCGATCACCTCTACGGGCAGAGCCGCGTCGAGAAGATCATCATCACCGCCGAAACGCAGATCATGCGGGCGAAGTCGCACCTCGGCTATTTCACGCACGGCAACGTCGGCGACGGCTATTTCACCGCGCCCGAGCTGTTCCAGCCCGATCAGATCGCAAGCCTCGAGCGCAACTGGAACGCGCAGATGTCGGGCGATATGGGGCAGCGCCTCGCCGATCGCCGCGAAGTGCCGTGGCTCCCTGCTGGCACAGAGTTTCACGCGACCAAGATCGACATCTTCCAGGAGCTGTTCGACGAATGGCTAATCCGGCTGATCTGCTTCGGCTTCGGTGTCTCGCCAAGCCCGTTCATCAAGACGACGGGCCTCGGCAACAGCAACGCCGACAGCGATAAGGAAGCTGCGGCAGAGGGCGGCATCTCGCAGCTGATGCAGTTCATCCAGCGCTTGATGAATCACATCGTCGCCGACAAGTTCAAACGGCCCGACCTCGAATTTAGCTGGGACGAGAACCGCGCAATCGACCCGCAGATTGCGGCGACGATCCAGGACATAAAGCTGCGCAACGGCGTCATCTCGCTCGACGAAGCGCGCGATCAGGACGGCAAGGAGGCGCTGCCCGACGGGCTGGGCGCGAAGCCTCTGATCTACACCGCGCAAGGTGCCGTGACCGTCGATTCGATCCTCAACCCACCGCCGCCGCCGCCGATGCCTGCCACGCTGCCGATCGATCCAGCCGCGGACACCGCTGCACCCAAAACCGAGAAGCCGGGCGATCTGACAACCGCCAAGCCGGACCTGCTCGCCAAGGCCGCTGCTGACACCGAGGCCAAGCTGGCGCGGACGGTCGCGACCTTCCTGAAAGCACGCGGCAGCGAAATCGCGGCCGAACTGGCCGACGCGCTTGGCATGGAGAAGGCGGCAGACGAGGGGCCGGACTCGCGCATCGACAAGGCGTTCGACGACATTGATTGGGATTGGGGCGCGCTCGGCACCGTGACGGAGCCGATCATCGCCCGCCTCGCCGTCGCTGCAGCAATCGAGGCGGCGGGCGAGGTCGGCCTGTTCGACAAGGCCACCCTCAACCGGGTGACCGCGCGGGCAACGGCATGGGCGCACGAACGGTCGGCCGAATTGGTCGGCATGAAGTGGATCGATGGCGAACTCGTCGCAAACCCCAAAGCCGAATGGTCGATCAGCGAGAATACCCGCAAGATGCTGCGGAGCTCGATCAGCAAAGCGATGGAGGACGGCCTCTCGAACGCGGAACTCGCCAAGGCGATCCGCGCCGACACCGCGTTCTCGGCCGACCGGGCTTCGATGATCGCACGAACCGAGACAGCGATCGCCGATGTCCAGGGCAGCCTCGCTGGATACCGCGCAAGCGGCTTGGTCGAGGGCAAGCAATGGCTCTCGTCGGATGATTGCTGCGATGACTGCGCCGCGCTCGATGGCACGATTGTCGGCCTCGACGAGGACTTTCCCGGCGGCAGCGACGCCCCTCTGCACCAAAATTGCCGGTGCGACATCTTGCCGGTCCTGCCCGAGGACATGCCGGACGTCGAAGTCGCCCCCGAAACCACATGATCCTCAAGGAGACCTCGATGTCCAATCCCCTCGCCATGTTCATCCCGCTCGAGAAGGCGGATGCCGTTCAGCGGCTTGTGTTCGGATCGTTCACGGAGCGGAAGGACCGCGCTGGCGAGACGTTCGATTACGACGCCTCTAAGCCGCTCATCAAGGCATGGTCGGACGAGCAATTCGCGGCCAGCGGCGGCAAAAGCTACGGCAACGTGCGCGGCCAGCACAGCGGCAGCGTCGCGGCGGGCAAGCTGGTCAGCATCGAGTTCGATGACCTCGCCAAGTCGGTCCATTTCGGCGCGAAGATCGTCGACGACGGCGAGTGGACGAAGGTCGAGGAAGGCGTTTATACCGGCTTCTCGCCGGGCGGTTCCTACGCCAAGCGTTGGACGGTCGGCCTCGAAAAGCGGTACGCCGCCGGCATCCGCGAACTGTCGATCGTCGATGTCCCCTGCAACCGCGATGCGACCTTCACGATGGTCAAATCGGACGGCAGCCAGGTCGATGTCGAGTTCGTGCTCGCCAAGGCGTATGAGCCGGGCAACGACGCGACCAAGGCCCGCGCAAACGAGATGGCGAAGGCGGCAAACGCCGACGCTGACGACGCGCAGCTGGGCAACATCGCCAAGAACTATGTCGTCCAGGCCCGCGCCGACCTGATCGCCGAGAACGCGAACGCCGAACTGGCGAAGATGGCCGATGCGATCGAAGCTGAACCTGTCGTCGCCGTCGTTGCGCCTACGGCCGCGGAGGCCGTCGCAGACGCGCTTGCCAAGGCAGACGCGGCGCTCGCGGCTCCGGTCGCTGTGATCGATCTCTCGGCTCCCGAAATGCTGGCGAAGGGATTGGCCGAACTCGCCCAAGCGTTCGGCGAACAGCCGCTCGCCAAGGGGATGCGCGGCATCATGTCGCTTTCAAACGCCATCTATCAGGTGGTCGCGGTCCAGTCCGGCATCGCCCGCGAAGCTGCACGCGAAGCCGACGGCTCCACCGTGCCGCAGACCGTGGTCGACGGCATCAAGACGCTTTGCGACGCGCTCTGCACGATGGCGATGGAGGAAACCGCCGAGTTGCTGGCGGACATCGAGGAAACCGGGATGGTGGAGGACGCTTGGGATTCCAGCCTCGATCGTCTCGTTTATGCTTGCGCCGCGAGCATCGGTGACCTCGCCAAGGCCGACACCGGCCTCATGGAAAAGGCTGGCGCTCGCAACAGCAAGGGCGATTCTACCAAAATCCAGTCGATGCACGACAACGCCGTGTCGCTTGGCGCGACCTGCGATGCGACTGCCTCGAAATCCGTCGACCTCGCCGCCGAGAACGAACGCCTCGAAAAGGCGGTCGGTGACAGCCTTCCGCGCCTCACCGGCCTGATCGAGAGGGTCGACACGCTGAACGCCAGCAACGCCGACCTGACCGAGAAGCTGGCAAAGGCGCTCAACCAGCCCGCTCCGCCCAAGGGAGCCGTGTTTGCGGTGACCAAGGAACAGGATGCGGTCGGCGGCGCGCCAAGCCCCCAGCCGCTCGCCAAGTCCGATCTCGCCGACATCGCTGCAATGCCCAACGGCATGGCGAAGGCCAACGCGATCATCGCGCGCGTCGGCACCGTTCCCCTCCCCGCCCTCTAGCACCGACCCCGGCCCCCGCCGGACCCGCCTTATCGCCGCCGACCAAGGCATCGGCACACCGAACAGCCTCCACGCCGCCCCTCATCCGGGCGGCTTTTTTATGGAGAATCCCCATGAACGCTATCACTCCCCGGTCGGTTTTCTCCGACCGCCTGATGCTCGACGTCAACGGCAATTCGGAACTCTCCGCCTCCCGTTTCGGCCACCTCACCCGCGAGCGCGCCAACGAGGTGTTCGACCTCTCGAAAGCCACGCTCGGCAACGAACTGTCGGTGTCCGATTTTTGGGGCAACGAAACCGCCTCGATGTCGAAGGCCGTCACCCAGGCAACCGGCCTCACCTATTACGATCTGCGGGCACCGGCGCTCAACCTGTTCCCGACGATCACGCCGCTGCGCAACCGCTTCGCCCGCAAGCAGCGCGCCAATCCCGGCACGGCGCTGAACTACAAGACGATCACCTCGCTCGCCGGTTCGGGCTTCAACTGGATGGGCTGGGTTCCGGAAGGAACGCGCGCTGGCGCGATGACCTACACCGCGAACAACAAGTCGGTATCCTATGTCACGATCGGCGAAGAAGATTCGCTGACCGACGAAGCACAGTTCGCCGCCGAAGGCTTCGAGGACGAAGCATCGATGGTGCAGCTGCGCACGCTGCTCAAGCTGATGGCGAAGGAAGAAGCTGGTATGCTCTCGGGCAACGCCACCCTCGCGCTCGGCACGCCGACCGCCCCGACGCTTGCCGCTGCGGGCACCGGCGCCACGCTCCCGGCGCTGACCTATTCGGTCATCGTCGTCGCCCTGTCGCAGGCCGCGTTCATGCACGCCACCCTCGCAGGCGGTGTGCCCAGCACGGTATCGATCACCCCGAATGGCGGCGGCACGCCGTTTGTCCTCAACGGTGGTGCATCGATGCGCTCGGCATCGGCCACCCAGGCCATCACGCTGGGGCAGACGCTCTCGGCAACGGTGCCGCTCATCAACGGCGCAGTCGCTTATGCGTGGTATGTCGGCGGTGTCGGTGCGGAAACGCTCCAGTTCATCTCCACGATCAACTCGGCGACCTTCGCGCTTCCGCTGGCTGGCGCGCGCCAGGCGGCAACCGTGATCGCCGCCGATTATTCGGTGAACGCGGGCCTCGCCTATGACGGCTTCCTGACCACCGCGTTCCTCAACGCGCCGTCGACGGGATCGTATGTGCTTGCGCTTCCGACCGGCGTCGCCGGTGCTGGCACCCAGCTTACCTCGTCGGGTTACGGCTCGGTTGTCGAAGTCGACACGATGCTCAAGACGATGTGGGATACCTACCGCGTCTCGCCGACGGTCATCTACGTCAGCAGCCAGGAACAGCGTTCCATCTCGAAGCTGTCGATGGTCGGCTCGGGTTCGGCCCCGCTGATCCGTTACAACATCGATGAAGGTAACGCCAACGTCCAGGGCGTCGCGGGCAACGTCATCTCGTTCTACTTCAACCCGTACTCGCCAGAAGGCGGCACGAAGATTCCGGTGAAGATCCACCCGAATATCGCGCCGGGCACCATCATGGCGGTCTGCGAGACGTTGCCGCCTTGGTACGTCCAGAACGAAACCCCGGCGGTGGCCGAGGTGCTGACCCGCAAGGATTACTACACCGAGGCGTGGCAGAAGGTCACCCGGCGTCAGGATTATGGCATTTACTGCCAGTCCGCGCTGGCGATTTACGCCCCGTTCGCGGTCGCGGTCATCACCAACATCGCTCCAACCACCTAACCGAACGCTCTCCCCCCCTTGGGAGCGCACCTCGGGGCCCCGCTGGCACATGCTGGCGGGGCCTTTTTTCCATTCCATGGAGATACCCCGATGGCCGTCAAGCCCACCCACCAAAAGGCGGCTGCCGTCGCGGCTCCCGCGCCAGCGCCCGCACCCGCGCCCGCACATGCTACCGAGACGTTGCTCGCGCCCGAGACGACCCCGCCCGCCGAAGTCGATCTCGACACCGGCCCGTTTATCGCTGCCGATGGATTCGGCCAGGGCAACGACGCGCCGGTCGATCCGGTGACGATCGACATGACCGGCAAGTTCGATCCGGCGCTTGGTTTCGGCCACGCCGACGATGTGCTCGTCGAAGCCCTGCCCGATCCCGCGCTGATGGCGCAAGATGGATCGATGGCACCGCGCGATCCCGCCCTCGAAGCGGACATCACCCGCCAGCTCGAGGAATTCAACAGCGAGCCGATCGCCATGTCGCATCCCGACGGTGGCACCTCCGACCAATATGACACGAACCACGCGGGCCATATCCTCGTGCCCGCCACGGAGGCTGCCGCGATGAGCGCGCTTGGCTTCGTCGTCGTCGCCGACTGACCCATCCTCGCCTCGCACGAAAGGAAGCACCATGCGCTTTACCGCTCCGCCCCATATGACATCGGCCGACCTCACCTGCGGCCCAACGCCGGTAATCGACGGCATCATCGAACTGCCCGATAATGCCGGTCCCGGCGACATCGCTGGCCTGATCGCCAACGGCTGCGTCATCATCCCCGTCGATACGGTCGATGTCGAACTGTCAGCCGCACAGGTTGTCGACGCCGCCCCGGCAAAAGGGCGTCGCGCCGATAGCGCGCCAACCGAAACGGCGGCCTAAGTCATGACCGACCTGACGACGCTCGCCAGCTTCAAGGCTTATGCGGGCGTCGTCATTTCGACCGATGACGCCGCCATCCAAAACCTCATCACCGCCTATTCGGGTTTCGTGCGGACGTACTGCAATCGCGATTTCAGCGTGCAGTCCTACAGCCGCCGCTTCGATGGCCGGAACAATGCGCGCCAGACGGTCCCGCAATATCCGATCCAGTCGGTAACCGCGGTCACGATCGACGCGCAATCGATCGCCCCGCAAGCCACGTTCGGCGCGGTCGGATACCGCTACGACGACACGACCGTCATGGTCGACGGCTACCGCTTCACCAAGGGCAACGCCAACATTCTGATCGCGTGGACAGCGGGCTATCCGGTGGTGCCGCCCGATCTCGCGCAAGCCGTCAACGAGGTGGTCGGCCTTCGTTATGCGCTGCGCGACAAGCAAGGATGGTCCTCCAAGGCGCTGGCCGGTGAAACCGTCTCGCTCATCACGAAGGATATGCCGTCGTCGGTGCAGACGATCTTGAAGAACTATCGCGCGGTGGTGTCGCTGTGATCGGCTACGAAATCAACGACAGCGCGGTGATCGCCTCGCTCGATGCACGCGGCGCGCGCGCACACGGCGAACTGCGTGCCAGCATCGGACGGCTAGCGCTCAAATTGTCGGTCATGGTCAAGAGGGACAAGCTCTCCGGGCAGGTTCTCGGCGTCAAGACCGGTCGGCTCCGCCGCTCGGTACATGATGCCGTGGCCGATGTCGGCGACAACATCGAAGGCGTCGTCTCGACCAACGTCGGCTACGGCATCGGCTGGGAATTGGGCTGGCCGGGCGGCGGTTCGCCAAAACAGAGCCTCAACACGGCCAAGGCAAAATTCAGCCCGTCGTCGGGCGGTGACAGCTTCAAAAACGGTACGCCGAAGAAGCGGTCGTTCCTCCGCACCGCGCTCAAGGATCTCGAAGGTTCCGGCGCAATCCGGGCCGAACTCAACGAAGCCGCCGCAAGGATCGCGCGATGAACCGGGAACCGATCTATGCGGCTTTGTTCGCGCTGGTATCAGGCGGTCCCGGCCTCGTCACCACGAGCCGGAAGCTGCTGCACTGGAACGATGTACCGCCATCATCGCGCCCCGCGCTGTTCATGGCGCAAAAGCGCGAAGGTGCGTCACAGCGCACCGGATTGCCAACGGTTTGGAACCTTCACGTTGACCTATATCTCTACGTTTCGACGCAGGGCGATGTTGCGCCCGGCAGCGCGCTCAACCCCATCCTCGACGCGATTGCTTCCGCGCTCGACACTCACCCAGTGCGCGGGCCGCAGAGCCTTGGCGGACTGGTGCAATGGGCGCGGATTGAAGGCTCAATCGAGACAGACGAAGGCACGCTCGGCCAAGACGCCGTGGCGATCGTTCCAGTCAGCATTCTCTGCATCTAGCCGACGCACCCCTCTATTTTTGTTCACCCCTGTCCGCTCGCGCGGATGTTTCGCATGGAGACTTCACATGGCACAATACGGCTTCGGTTCGGGCAATCTGTGGGGCTCGCCCACCACCGACGCATATGGCACCGCCCTCGCCACCTCGACGCCGATCTTGTTCGGTGTCCTGCAGGAAGCGTCGATCGAAGTCTCTTTCGATCTGAAAGAGCTATACGGCCAGAACCAATTCCCGGTCGCGGTGGGTCGCGGCAAGGGCAAGATCAGCGGAAAAGCTAAATTTGCGCAGATGAACGGCCTGCTCATCAACTCGCTATTCTTCGGTCAGACGCTAACAACCGGCATCCTCTCGGACGTGTACGACACGACCGGCGCCGTCATCCCGTCGACGCCATTCACGATCACGCCGACAATTCCGGGCTCGGGCACATTTGCAGTCGACCTTGGAGTTCGCGACGCGAACGGCATCCCAATGCGTCGCGTCGTCTCCGGTCCGACCACGGGCCAGTACAGCCTGGCGGCTGGTGCCTACACGTTTGCCACCGCCGACGCGACTAAGGTGGTCTACATCTCATACCAGTACACCGCGACATCGACGGTCGCGCAGAAGTCGTCCGTCATCAACCTTCCGATGGGCTATGCCCCGACGTTCCGCTGCGATTTCTATTCGCCCTTCAACGGCAAGTCGCTGACGATCACGTTGCCCGCTTGTATCTCTTCGAAAATGATGTTCGCAACCAAGCTGGACGACTTCGTTGTGCCGGAGTTCGACTTCTCCGGCTTTGCCGATGCGGCCGGCAATATCATCACATATGCGCTGTCGGAGTAAGATAGATGGCGAAAGGCATCACGCTCACCCTTGGCGACGGCAACGCCTATGTCATGCCGCCGCTCACTCTCGGCGCGCTTGAAGACTTCCAGGACGGCATCGCGGCGATGGAACAAGGTGGCCTCGACAAGGAAACGATCGCGACGACGATCGACGTCGCGCTCGCCTCGCTTAAGCGCAATTACCCGGAGATGACGCGTGACATGGTGCGCGAACTGATCGACCTCGAGATCATGGCCGAGGTGTTCGAAGCCGTGATGGACGTCTCCGGGCTTCGTCGAAAGGCCATTGAAGCGGGGGAAGCGACGGGGGCGAGTTTGTAGGCTGGACCGCTCTCATCGCGCGCCTTGTCACCCAGACCGGGTGGACCTGGGATTACTGTCGCGATGGAATGGATCTGCCCCGTGTGCTCGCCTTGAACGAGCACTGGAAAACGAACCCGCCCCTAAGCCTCACCGCTCAGCTGATTGCCGAAGCAGTAGGGGTCGAATTCAACGCTCGACCTCTACCGGCCACGACCGACTCCCTGCTTGCTGAGCTAATTGCATCTATCCCCAAAGGACCAAACGCATGACTGAACAGGTTGAGGTCAAGATTGTCGGTACCTCGACCTCTGCCGTCGAGGCGATTGAGCGCGCGCGGAACGCGGTATCTGAATCTACTGGGAAAATGCGGGCAAAGCTGTCCGAACTCCAGGCGACATCGAGTGAGGCCTTTGGAGCGATGGGCCTGTCTGCCAAGCTGGGCGCGGATCGCGTCCAGGCCGCCGCGCGCGATACAGCCACAGCCACCCAGCGAATGCGTTCCGCTGTCTCTGGCGTTTCGACGTCCTTTAGGGGAATGGGCGTCGCAGCAGTCGGGGTTGCAGCGGTCGTAGGTTTTGCGTTGGGTTCGGTCGCGCGCGACCTAATCGATGTCGCCAAGGCTGGATTGGAATATGCCGGATCGCTCGGCGAAACCGCGCAATCGCTAGGCGTCACGACGGCGTTCATGCAGGCGTTCCGTTATGCCGCCACCCAGAACGGGGCGTCTGTGGCGGGCGCTGATAACGCTCTCGGTAAATTCTCGATCACCTTGGGAAAAGCCTTTGAAGGTTCAAAGCCCGCAATCGCTTCGTTCGAAAGCCTCGGCATCAATATGCGCGAGTTGGAGCAGGCGTCGGATAGCCGTCGGTTCGAACTTGTCGCCGACGCGATCTCGAGGATCAAGGATCCGGCGCGCCAGTCGGCCGCGGCGGTGGCGATCTTTGGACGCGGCGCGCGCGAGATCATCCCCACTCTTCAAGCTGGCGCGGCAGGGTTCCGCCAGCAAGCCGCCGAGGCTCAAAAATATGGGTTGATCCTATCCGACAGCCAAATCCAGAGCGCCGATAAAACCGCCGATAAAATCGACCAGCTGACGCAAGCGCTTCAGGTCAAGATCGCCGGAGTCGTCGCGTCTAACTCGGAAGCGATCGGCGTGCTGGCAAACTCGCTAGCGAACCTTGCCGATAAGGCGGTCAAAGCCGGAGCTGCTTATCTCAATTGGCGGAAGATCGTTGCGTCAGACGCTGGCGGTTCCGCTGGCGCAGCGTCGAAAAAGGATCTCTGGAGCACGCGCGATGGGCGAGTTTCCTATTATCAGAATCGTAAACAGAAGCTGGCTTACGAGCACACCAGTCTTACGACCGGGAAGCTGGTCACCAACACCCCTAAGAAAAAGCAGGAAGTCGAACAGCTTCAGCGCGAAATGCGCGAGGTCGCGCAGTATGACGCGATGATGCGCAAGCGCGAGGCCGAGGCGAACGCCAAGCCCACAAAGCCAAAGCCAGCGGAGCCGCCGACGATCACCACGCCGACTGGCGGTGGCGGCGGCAGCAAGGCCCGGCCCGAGCGATCGAGTAAGCCAGCCGCCGCGCAGGGGCCATCGATCGTCGAGACGTGGCGCGACGAGCTCAATGACGCCCTTGATGCGGAAAAGAATTGGGGCGCCGACGAAGCTGCGTTTACCGCTGACTTCTGGCAGAAGAAGCTGTCGGCCACCAAGGCCGGTACCGCCGAGCAGAAACAGATCGAGCGGGAGGTTGCGCGGTCACGGACCGCCGCGCACAAGGACGATATCCGCGAGCAGGCCGAAACGATCCGAGTTGAAGCCGAGATGCGCCAGGTGGCCGCTCAAGCCGAAATCGAGGGTGCCCGAACCGTTCTTGCCGGCAAATTCGATCTCCTCCAGCAGCAGCAGCAGCGTGGCGAAATCGGCAACGTAACCGCGGCACGGCAGCGCGCGGATCTGAACCGGCAGCTTTACGCGTTGGATTTAGCCGAAGCCGAGCGAGAGTATCAGATCAAGATCGATTCGCTCCGCGCAGAGGCCGCGCTCGGGGGCATCGAACTAGCCGAAAAACGCAAAATCAATCGACAGATCCAGCTATTGCAGACCCAGCACGACGCAGTGATGAAGGTGAAGACGAAGCAGGCGTCGCAACAAGAGGCGCAGGATGCAGAGCAAACCGTCTTGGCTCGGCGGCAGAATTTTGCCGAGATCGCGTCCGGCTGGAGCCAGTCTCTGTCGAAAATGCTGACCTTGCAGCAGGGTTTCGGGACGACGTTTCGATCTATGTGGGGCACCTTGGTCGGGGTATTCCAGCAGGCGATTGCACGCATGATCGAGCTGTGGCTCATTTCACTGGTCACCAAGGAAGCCTCGTCGAAGGCGTTCAACGCGACGCAAATCTTGTTGGACGCGAAGGCCGCTGCCGCCGGCGCGTGGCGAGCGGTCGTGGGCATCCCGATAGTTGGCCCGATCCTCGCGCCGATCGCAGCCGCAACTGCCTTTGCAGGCGTGATGGCTTTCAGTGCGCAGGACGGTTACGACGTGCCCTCGATGAGCGGGCCGGGGATCGACGGCAAGGGCGGTCAGGTCGGCATAGTCCATCCCCGCGAAATGGTGCTACCGGCTGACATCGCGGATCGATTGCGTAGTGGCGGCGGGGGCGGTGGGGACACGTTTCATATCCATGCGGTCGACGGTGAGAGCGTGCGGCGGATGGCAATGAAGCACGGCAGCGCCCTTGCCGATGGGCTGCGTCAGCACGTTCGGAAGGGCGGGCGTCTCGCGACGTGAGAGGTTAGTCGCGTCGATCGAGCAAACGACGAACGGCACCGCGGTGGAACGCACCAGCGATAATATACGGCACCGCCGCGATGCCGATGCCGACCGCGGATAGTGCGCAGGTCTGAACCGCTGAATTTGGCGGCAGCAAGGAGAACAGGATCAAGACGCCGCCACTCATCGCGGCTAAGACCGAAATAACGTCTAAAATTGTCGCGATGCCTTGGCGCATTTGCCGCTCCCCTAAAGCGCGCCAAATTAACCGGTCGGGTTGGGAAGTCCAGCGCGCGGCACTCTAGCAACCCTCGCCTCGACGCCGCCTTCGCCGGTTAGGACGGGAATGAAGTCGCAGCCGCAACAGGGCGCTCGCTCGCATCCCGCGATCGGCAGCGTTGGTGGGGACGACAGAGGAAAGATTATACCGGCTAGGCCCATAGAAAGAAGGCAGTCAGGGCAGCCTAACACTTCTACGCCATCCACTTGGCCCCCCTTGCGAAAGTCCGCGAGGGAGCGCTCGATTCCCTCCATCGCCCCAGGCGGAAACCTGCCGCGCCATTCTGGACCGAGTCGCATGACGGTACGTTATCGCGCCAGCCCTAAGAGTCGAGTCACGCAAAGAGGGCGACCCTTTCGGATCGCCCTCGCTGGCTTGCTCTCCAATTACGCCGCTTCGGACTCCGGGTGACGGATCGTGCTGGGATCAAACAGGTCAGCTTGCTGCTCGACCCGCATTGCTGGGACGATGGGCAGATCCTGCAAGAACCACATTTCGCGAGCGGCTCGGACCCCGAAGTAGCGACCGGCCTCGTTGACCATCCGGAGACGAACGCTGTCGCTGGAGTCGGTTGAGGCACCAAAATCGGGCAGTGCCGGGGCTGCGCGACCCGCAAAGTGGTCATAGAGAACGTCAGCGCATTCCTCTTGGTAGAGAAGGACGCGCTCGCGGACTGCCTCGTCCTTGATTCGGTTGGTATCGACCCCCGCCAGCCAGAAATTGACACGCTTGACCAGCAGGCAGGTGACCTCCTGACCCCGGCTACCGGCGAAAGGTGCGAGCATGATGCTCGCGGCTTTGCTCAAAATCGGGTCACGAGAGATGCGTTGGCGTTGCGCATCATAGGGGATGCCCATTGCTTCGCACATCGGTTTGACGGCCATGAACGTGCCATCGTCGCGCTTGAACCCATAAAGATCATCGCCACGGAAGTTGATTGTTACGATCTCGCTCATCTGAATTCTCCTGTGGAGGTTGTGTTCCGTGGTAGGGAACCTCGGCTCGGAGAAGTCAGATGGCGCTAGTGGATTGAGCGTCCGCCGCCGTTACGAAGGTTCAACAGGATGCTCGCTGCCAGGTGAAACTCGGCGAACGCCTCGGAGGATTCGAGCGGATCGATCGTTGCGAGCTTTTCCTCGCAGCGCTCGCGAAGGCAGCGCCGCGTGATTTCGCGGACCTTCGATTGGTAAAAAGTGTCACCGGTGGTATTGAGTGCCGCAGCCATGATCGATCTCCTTGGGATCGTTGGTGGTTAGGGCCGGTGCTAGGGGTGCAACCCTTGCGCTGGCCTGTTTAATGGGATATCCGCATTTTATGAGCGGGTCAATACTGGATATCCCAAAAAAGCGCGGGCGTCCCTCTACTGGGGGGCGGCAGGAGGGCGTTCTGGTTCGCCTGCCCGCTGAACAGCTGGCTCGATTAGATGCTTGGCGCGAGCCGAGCGGCCTTTCGCGACCAGAAGCCATTCGTCGCCTCGTTGAGGCTGGCTTGAAGACATAGCGGCTTTCGCCCGCACCACGCACCCACGAGGGCGGTCAGCAATGGCCGCCCTTTTTGATTCAGGATCGAACCGCGCAATGGCAATAGGCTTCGACTTTTCCGCTGGCGTCCTTCCGTCCGGGGCGACGCTCGCCCGCGCGGCTGGGTCGGCGACCTATTACAATTCGTCCGGCGCGCTCGTTGCTGCGGGCACGAACGTCGCGCGCTTCGATTACAACCCGTACACGCTGGCATATCGCGGGCTGTTGCTCGAGCCAGCCGCTACCAATGCTGCGCTGTACAGCGACGATTTCTCAAACGCTGCGTACACCTTCAACCTGATGACGGGAACGGCCACCGGCATCCGCGAGACGACCGCTTCGGGCTTTCATGAAGTAAGGCAAACCTTTAGCTACGGCGCTGTTTCGTGCATGTCCGTCGTCGCGAAGCTGGCGAGTGGAAGTCCTACGCGATACTTGCTGTTAAACACACCGGGCGGGGCAGGGTCAGCGATTTACGATCTGGCGGCTGGCACGACCGTCATCTTTGGAACCAACGTAACCGGCGCCGTCGCTGAGCGGGTTTCTGCCACAGAATTTCGCTGCTCGATGATTTACACGAATTCTGCCTCGACCGGTCCGTTTGCTCTCGGGTCGACGACCAACAACAACAACAATTCGTCCCATACCGGCGTCACGACCGCCGGATTTGACCTCAAGGGTTTCCAGTTTGAAGCTGGCTCGAAGCCGACATCGCGCATCCCGACGACGAGTGCAGCAGCTACCCGCCCAGCCGATGTTCTGACGCTCGACTGGAGCTCGTTCGGCGTACCCAACGGCACGATCACCGCGCGCTACACGTTCGACGATGGTTCGACGCAGGACGTTGTGACGGTCATCGCCGGCGGCGTCTCGGTGGTGCCAACGAACCTCAACCGGCCTTGGATCACCGGCGTCCTCGGCGTTGGCGTTACGGTCCCCGATACCTTCAACAATCCATCGATCTTCCCGCTACTGCCGGGCCAAATGTTCCCGGCGCTGAAAACCCCGATCTGGAACACCAAGATCGCGACGGCGGCATCGGGCCGCGAACGGCGGCGCAAGCAATGGGCCTACCCGCGCTGGCGCTTCAAGATCGGCCACGAGGTTTTGCGCGATACCGTCGCCTACCCGGAATTGCAGCGGCTCTTCGCGTTCTTTAACGCCAACGCCGGGCAATATACCGAATTCTCCTATTTCGACGCCTTCGATAACGCGGTGGTCGATCAGGCTTTCGGCACCGGCGACGGCACGACCACGACGTTCCAGCTGATGCGGACCGGCGGGGCCGGGGCGATCCTGTTCACGGAGCCGGTGCGCTCGGTCATCTCCTGCAAGGCGAAGGTCGCTGGCACGCTTGCGACGACGACCGTGAACTACGGCGGGACCGTCACCTTCGCCACCGCTCCCGCCGCCGGCGCCGCTCTGACGTGGACCGGTGCCTACATGTTTCTGGTCCGGTTCGAGCAAGACGACATGGATGCAAGCCAGCTGATGCAGGGGCTGTGGTCGCAAGCGGGCCTCGCCTTAATCACGGTGAAACGCTGATGAAAACCGCTTCCGCGCCGCTGCTGGCGCTGCTCAACAGCGGCGTCGATTTCCAGACCGCGGACCTGTGGACGATCACCCTCAACGGCGGCACCGTCATCCGGTGGTCCGGCGCCGACGTGAAGTTGGTATCCGGCGGACAGACCTTCGCGCTCGGCCCCGGTATCAGCCGCAACGCGATCACCGAAAAGATCGGCCTCGAGGTCGCCACGCTTGAGGTGACGATCACCGCGGATTCGGCCGACCTAATCAACGGGACACCGATCATCCCGTTCATCGCAAAGCGCGGGCTGGACGGTGCGAACGTCCGGCTCGACCGCGCGTTCCTGACCGACTGGAACCTGCCCGTCGTCGGCACGGTGCTGCGCTTTTCCGGCAAGCTGACATCGGTGCCGGTGGTCGGCGGGAGCGAGGCGCAACTGACAATCTCGTCGTGGACCGCCTACCTCAACGCCAACATGCCGGCGAACCTCTATCAGGCCGCTTGCCTCCACTCCCCGTATGATGCGGGCTGCACGCTGCTCCCGGCGACCTACGCCCAGACCGGCACGATCAGCGGCACGCCGACACTCACCGGGTTTTCATCCGGCATGACGACGACTGCGGGGGATTTTGCACAAGGCCGGGTCACCTTCACCTCCGGCCCGCTCACCGGCATCGCGGCGACGGTGCGCAGCAACGACGGTGCCGGCGGCTTCCAGTTCGTCCGCGCCTTGCCCGCGCTGCCGATCGCGGGAAACACGTTCAGCGTCATCCCCGGCTGCGACCTCACCATCTCGCGCTGCGGCACGCGGTTCAACAACCTGCTCAACCGCAAGGGCACCGACTTCGTGCCTGTGCCCGAAACGGCGTTCGGTTGACCCGCGATCCGCGGCGCGCCGCCGTCGTCACCGAAGCCCTGTCATGGGAATTGACGCCGTATCACGAACGCGCCCGGATCAAGGGCGTCGGGGTGGACTGTGCCCAATTTCCGGCCGCCGTGTACGAAGCCGCGGGCATGATCCCACACATCGAGCCGGACTATAATCCGCAATGGATGCTGCACCGGGACGAGGAACAATATCTCGGCTGGGTTCGCACCTATGCCCGCGAGATTGAGCGCGCGGCGGTGGGCCCCGGTGACTTCGCGATCTGGAAGTTCGGGCGCTGCTTCAGTCACGGTGCGATCGTCATCGCCCTCCCCGAAGTCATCCACGCTGTCATCGCTGGGAACGGCGTCCTTCGCGGCAACGCCGACCGCGACGAGGAACTGCGCAGCCGCGCCGTCAAATTCTTCACTCTATTCGAGGACCGATAATGCTGTTCGATATCGTCATCACGATCTGCGTCGTTTTGCTCGCCATCATGGTCTGGGCGCGCGGGGCGCAGGTCCAGAAGCTGCGGCGCGACGTGAACCTGCTTCGCGTTCTGCTCGGCCTGTAACATGGGCGGCAAGACCACCTCGACCACCGCGACAAAATTGAACTCGTTGGCGGTGCAGTCGTCGTCGCTTGGCTTGCCGATCAATATGGGCTGGGGTCGGGGTCGGATCACGCGCGCCAACCTGATCTGGTACGGCGGCTTCAACGCGATTTCGCACACCGTCACGACACGGACCGGAAAGGGCCTTGGCGGGGGCACGAAGGACACGACCTTCACGTACACGGCGTCGATCATCCTCGCACTCGGCGAGGGGGTCATCCCGAACATCGTCACCGTGTACCGCGATACCTCGGTTTTTACCGGCGGCACGGCGCTCGCCCAGGCTGGCTTGAGCCTGGCCACCGGCACCACGACACAACCGGTCTGGGGCTATCTGACATCGCGGTTCCCGGCGCAGGCGCTCAACTATTCCGGCATCGCCTATGTCTATGCGCAGGACTATCTGCTCGCGGACTCGGCGACGCTTCCGAACCACAGCTTCGAGGTGGATTTCGCGATCCAGCTGGGCGGCGGCGTGGTCGATGCGGACCCGAAGGACATCATCACCGACTTCCTGACTTCGCCTTCCAAGGGCGTGCCGGGCTGGGGTGCGGGGCTGCTCGGCGACCTCTCCGATTATTCGCTCTATTGCCGCGCGAGCAACCTGCTGCTGTCCCCGGTGCTCGAGTCTCAACAGCCCGCGAACACGTCGATCCTCGAGTGGATGCAATGCACCAATTCGGCGATCTATTGGTCGGAAGGCGTCTTGAAAATTCGGCCCTACGGCGATGCTGCCGCGACCGCGAACGGGGTGACATGGACGCCGGACATGACGCCGGCATACGACCTGACCGAGGACGATTTCGAGGATGACGATATCCCCGTTCGCCTCGCCATCATCGATCAGACCGAGGCTTTCAATCAGGCCCAGGTGGAGTTTCTGGACCGGGGGCACCAATACAATACGGCGATCGCGCCCGCCTATGACCTCGGCAACATCATCGAATTCGGGGCACGGAAACAGGACCCGATTTCGCTCCACGCGATCTGCGATCCGGCGGTCGCCCAGAACGTCGTGCAGCTCATCCTGCAACGCGCGCTGTACGTCCGCGAGGAATACACGTTCTCGCTGCCGTGGAACTTTGTGCTGCTCGAGCCGACGAGTCTGGTCACCCTGACAACCACGACCGACGAGTTGAAGCTGACGCGGGTGCTCGTCCGGATCAAGGAAATCACCGAGGACGAGGATGGCAAGCTGTCCTTCGTGGCGGAAGGCGTGCCCGGGGCAACCGCGTCGGCCGCAACCTATTCGTCGCATTCCGGTAGCGGCTACAGCCCCAACGCTGCGGTCGCGCCGGGAAGCGTCTCGGCTCCGTTCCTGTTCCTCGCACCGACAAACCTCTCCGGATTCAATTCCGAAATCTGGCTCGCTGCGGCATCGACCTCGGCGACATGGGGCGGCTGCGAAGTCTGGATCAGCGGCGACAACATCGCGTATTCCCGCGTCGGCCGCATCGAAGGACCGGCCCGCTATGGCACCTTGACCGCCGCGCTTGCCAGTCACGCCGATCCCGACACGGTGAACACGCTGGCCGTCGATTTGAGCACGAGCCTCGGCACGTTGAGCGGGACGACTGCCGCCGGGATGGCGTCGGGCGCAACGCTGGCGATCATCGACGGCGAGGTCATCGGTTACCAGAACGCCACGCTGACCGGCGCAAACCGCTATTCGCTCGCCCCGCTTGCGCGCGGCCAGCGCGGCACCGCCCCTGCGGCGCACGCCAGCGGCGCGAAATTCGCGCGGCTCGACGATGCGATCTTCAAGTTCGGATACGACCAGGCTGTCATCGGCGACACGATCTACGTCAAGCTGCCGTCGTTCAATATCTTCGGCGGGGCGCTGCAGGATATTTCGACGGTCGCCATTTATTCAATCGCGGTCCCGAACGCGGCCTCGCGCTTCCAGGCCGCGCTGAATGACATCGCGGCGATCACCTCGGACTCGATCTTGAGCCGAGGGAGCGAGAAGCAACGCACGAACCTCGACTATCAAGCGATCCTTAACGATCTGGCGGCGCTGGACGCCCGCTATACCGCTTTAGGGTCACCTGCCGACCTAACCTCGAGTAAGGCCACCGCTGATGCTGCTGTGGCGGCCCTGACGGCCTATCTCACAGGGCTGACGCCTTCGTGGACCGACCCGTTGACCGACACGCCGATTGTAGCAGCCACGTTTGTCGCCAAATTCACCGACGTCTATACCAAGCTCTCGCTGTTCCGCGCTGCGATCACTGGCCGCCCCGGCACGACCCAGCGCGGCATCTATCTGCGCTCGCTACCAACGCCTGCGACCCCGACCGGCAATGCTCCAGCTGGTTGGATCGACTCGATCCCTGCTGGCACCGATACGCTCTGGCAAAGCCTTGGCTATTTCGATGCGATGGGAAGCCTGATCGGCATTTGGGCGGCACCTCGCGCAATCTCGACCAACGCGCCGGTCGGGACGTATAGCAGCTCGACGGTCTATTATGTGACGAACAACGTCGGGTTCAACGGCGGCACATACACCGCGCTCCAAGATAATTTCAGCAACCAAGCGCCCAGCGGCACGAGCTCGGCCAACGCCTATTGGGGTGTGATCTCCGCTCCGGGGTCTGCTGGAACGCCAGCAACCCCGCCAGGCGCGTTCGCAGCGACGCTGGCGCTGACCTCTGGCGCTGCGATCAACCTGCGGACTGTGGCCGATGCGGCGGGGTACACCGGATTTTCCAATGCGACGATCACGTTCAATGTGCCAAGCGGCGTCACGATCCGAGGTCTTTCCAGCGGCGGGATCGGTATCGACACCGGTAACTGGCCGACAAGCAGCTATACGATCGCGCTCACGCTTGTCGTCCAAAGCGGCGGTATCGTTGACGGCGGGGGCGGTGCCGGTGGGGCCGGAAATTCCGGCAATGGCGCGGGCGGCGGTGACGCGATTTATGTCCAGGTGCCGATGACCGGCGGCATCACGATCAACAGCGGCGGCACGCTGCGCGCTGGCGGCGGCGGCGGCGGCGGCGGCGCGTCCTACTTCACCGGCGGCGCAGAGCCTTCGCGCGATGGCGGCGGCGGCGGTGGCGGTGGCGCTCCAAACGGAGCCGGCGCCGGCGGTTTTCGCGGCAATACCACCAGCGGTGGAAACGGCTCCGCAGGCACGACCAGCGGCGGCGGTGCTGGCGGCGCGGCGGGTGCAGCGGGCGCTGGCGCTGGCGCGGCGGGCGGCGGATTTGGCGCTGCTGGCGGTTCATCGACCGGCGGAACGAGCGGAGCGGCTGGCTACGCCGTCCGGAAAAATGGCAACGCGGTCACTGTCTCAAACAGCGGCACGATGACCGGCACCGCCGCTTGATCCTTCCCGAAACCACCCACGAAGCAAAGGAGAATACCGATGAAGTATCTGATGTTCGCTGCCGTCCTCGCGCTTGCCGCTTGCAATGCCCAGCCCCCAGCGACGCCGCAGGGCAATTACTCGACTGACATCAAGGATTGCAGAAAATGCACAAACCCCGACGGCTCGCCGCAATAGCTTCTGCGCCGCGGCCGCGCTGCTGACCATCAGTGGTTTGATGTACCTGAACGGCAGCGCCATGACTGGCTCCGCCGCTTAACTCTGCTCAATCGAGGAAAACAGATGAAATCGATCGGCATCAATCCGGTTTCGGCGGAATTGCGCCTGGCTATCGGCGCGCCGTACCGGATGCGGCTTCGGGTCCGTGACAACAGCGGCTCCTATGCTTCACTCACCGGGCGCAAACTCGTCTTCTCGATTTTTCGGAGCGGCCTCGCGACGGTCCAGCAGACGGGGACAATCGCGACCGACGCGATCAGCGACTATGCCGCGTTCGTGTTCGATGGGACGCTGCCGGGCACAATCCCGGCCAGTTCGTGTTGGGAAATCGGTGAGCCCTATACCGACGGCAAAGGGCCGATGCTGTCCGGCTCGATCTATGTTGCCGATGCGGCGCCGAACCCCGGAACCGGCACGTATTCATCCGCCGCTTACGACGATGCGACGTTTTCCGTCTCGACCGAGACGCTGATCGTTGTGAGCACCGGCGCCGTAGGCCCCGCGAGTACCGTGCCGGGGCCGGCAGGTCCGACCGGTCCAACAGGTCCGACCGGCCCCGCGAGTACCGTGCCGGGGCCGGCAGGTCCGCAGGGACCCTCGGTGCCAGCGGGCGCAAACAGCGACATCACTTCGCTGACCGGCCTCACAACGCCGCTCTCGATCGCGCAGGGCGGCACTGGGGGCGGAACGGCAGCGGCGGCACGAACTGCGCTCTCGGTAACGCAGACGCTGGCGCTGCTAAATGGCGCGGCATCCACTCCGATCACGGGCACCACGACCGAGACGACCTTCTCGACCGGCACGATCACCATCCCGGCGAATGCGATGGGGCCGAACGGCAGCGTCGAGATCATCCCGCTGTGGACGTTCACGAACAGCGCAAACACGAAGACGATGCGCGTCAAGTTCGGCGGGACGGCCTATTACACGCAAGCCGGGACCACGACCGCCGTCACGCAATCGATTGTCAAAATCCAGAACCGCAATTCGACTTCCTCGCAAGTAGGCGCTCCGGGGGCAAATTCGGGCGTCGGCAATTTCACCGCCAGCATCATCACATCGGCAGTCGATACGACTGCGCCCGTCTCGCTGACCATCACCGGGCAGCTCACCAACACGGGCGAGACGATGACACTCGAAAGCGTTCTCGTCCGCGTCACCTACGGCGCGTGATTCCTTCCTGACGTTCGGAGATTTACATCATGGCAACTGCTGCACGTTTGCACATCGCGAAGGCGGGTCTCGCCGCTGGCTGGTATATTGCGCCATGACCCTAACAGCAATCCACGCCCCGGCGAGTTGGCCGTCGGTGACTCGATCGAGATCAACAGCGATTCCAATGCTGCCGGGCAATTCGCCTGGATGAATTACTGGCTCTTCTGATCGGCCGCGTTTTTACCGACCTCTCTACATCATCCGGAGACACCGATGCCCGACGTTCCGCCTCGCCCCTCTTGGAAGGACTGGCTCCCTTTCATCGCGCTCGCGATCAGCATCTTGGGGTTCGCGTCATGGTTCGGCGGCTCCGTCTCGCGCGACGAGGATATCGCTCGGCGCACAACGATCCTTGAGCAACGCGAGGACCTGCGGGACCGCGACCGCTCCGAGGATAAGGACAAGCTGAATACGATCGATGTCCGTACCGCGCGGATCGAATCGAAGCTCGAGGTGCTGCTCGCGCCCAAGGAGCGAAACCAATGACCCGGCTGGGCTTGATCCTCATCCTGATCGGCGCACTCATATTCGCGTATGCGCCTATCGAGAAGATGGTGAGGCGGCGGCGGTGGCTCCGCTACGTCGCGGCGTGCGGCCTGTGGTCGCCAGCCCCTGTCCCGCCCAAGCCCGCCCCGCCGCCGGTCGTCGTCTATGCGACCGCCGAGATTGCCGAAATATACGACCGCGCCTGATCGGCGTACCTCCCACCCAAGGAATTGGACTATGACGCTGCTCGCACGGTGGCGCGCCTGGTTGCGCGCCCGCTTGGTCGATGACTGGACCCGCGCCCTCAAGTTTTCCTCGGTGCAGATGGCGACCGCTGGCGCGCTGCTGACCGCCTTCGTCCAATGGTTCCCGGGCACCGCCACGGAAGTCTGGAACGCGCTGCCGCAAGATATGCGCGCGCTGCTCCCGGCGTGGTTGACCTCGACCCTGCCCGTCATCCTGCTCGTCGCTATCGCGCTGGCACGCATTACCCGGAAGGCCCCGACCGATGGCAAATAGACCAACCCCAAAACAACTTGTCGGCGGCGGGCTTGCGACCGGCGCGGCGCTTGCGCTGGCGATGGCGGTCGCCACGCTTAAGCCGGACGAGGGCAAGCGCAATGTCAGTTACCTCGACATCGCGAAGATACCAACCTCTTGCTACGGCCACACCGGTAGGGACGTGCGCGTCGGCCAGTTTCGCAGCGATGCCGAATGCGAGGCGTTGCTGACCGACGACGCTAAGATCCACATGGCCGGCGTGCTGCGCTGCTCGCCGCAGCTGGCAGACCATCCGTATCAGCTGGCGGCGATGGTGCGCGGTTCGTTTAATTTCGGGGTCGGCGGATATTGCCGATCGACCATGCGCGCCCGCTTCGCCCGAAGCGACTGGCGCGGCGGCTGCAACGCGCTGCTGGCGTGGGACAAGGCGCGCATCAACGGGCGCATCGTGCCGGTGCGCGGGTTGACGTTGCGCCGCCAGCGCGAGCGCGCGATGTGCTTGACGGGGCTGCCGACATGATCGCCTCCATCGTGCTGGCGATTGCCGGGCGCGCGGCTCCGAAATGGCTGACCGGCCCGGTCAAGGCGCTGCTCGACGTCGGCATCGCGATCGGTGTCATCGTCGGTATCTATTTCGCGATCCATCACGACGGCGAAGTGAAAGGCGAGGCGAAGGCCGAGGGAAAGCACGCCGTCGCCCATGCCAAGGTCATCGCCGCCGCGCGGAAAGACGAGAAGGCCGCGCAGGTCACCACCGACCGGATCGGCGCTAGCGTCGCGCGCGCGGACGCACAGACCACCGACCTGCTCAAATCCACGATTGAGGAACTGCACCATGAACTCGCCGCCGCGAAACTCGCTTCGCCTTCTGGCGCTGCTCCCGTCCCTGTTGATACTGCAAGGTTGTCAGCACCCCTTGAGCGCGGGATCGGTAGCGTTAACCGATCGGCCGACGCTGCCGACGCGCAGCCCTGAACTCACCAAAACCGAGCGACTGACACCCATCGGACATCCTGAGAGCGGCGTTTTCGGATTGATCGACCTTGGGTGGCTCGAGGTCGTGATGCAGCGCCTCGCCGAAGCCAGCGCCGCCGTCGAGCGCGGCAATAACCGGGCGGGCGGAAACAAGCTGGCCGATCGCTGCATCCGCACCCTTTACGAAACCGGCAAGCCCGGCGAAGGCTGCCCGCCCGTCACGCCGTAGCGGCCACCACGATCAGACCAAGTAGCGGCTCGGGCTTCGGCCTGGGCCGCTTTTTTTGTGTCCGGCGAAGATGGATCGGCGCCGGGTGGCTACGGCGAGCGGGCGGATTCTGCGCTGGCGCTTTGTCTTAAGCCTTAGTTACCCCTCCCCTACGACTTGGGGACGAAGGGCGGCGATGGCTGCGGCGGCATCGCTTGCGAGCCATGCCCGCTTTGCATAATTCGCGTCCATTGGTTCGCGTGCCATGCCGCTGTTCCAGCCGGCAGTTAAAGCCTCCGAATAGGCCAGTCGCGCCACCCGTTCAGCCACGTCCTTATCCCGCTCGGGGACGGTGAGGGAGGTGATGCGAGCAAGCACAATATCTGCATCTGCGATTGATTTGAAACGCAATGCCTCAACCAAAAACGGGCTGGCACGGCGATGGGCCTCTGTGGGATCGTCGCTCCAAAGTTTCGGATCATAGGCGCGGGCTAATTGCTCGGCAGTCACCTCCCCCACAGCGAGGCGGTCGGTGGCGCAGGACTGTTCGGCGAAGGCGAGCATTGCTGCGATGGCGGGATGATCGTAGCAAGTCCATGCACCGGCTCGAAACGCTGCTGCCTCATCGCGATACCCAGCTTTATCGTAAGCATCGGCCAAACATTCCTGCGCCCGTTCTGCCTGTGTCGGGGATGGGGTGGTACTATGAACCTGCGCCATTTTCTCTCTCCATTGGGGGTGTTTAGGTACTGGTGGACGGGGCAACTAAATCATCGGACAGAACCTCAATAATGCGTATCACGGCCCCATCTCCGCTACATCGGGGTCCGTCATGGAATGATCTTGCGGCATTATTCTTCCTCCGTTGGTGGGGCGCGACATTCGGTCGGCCAATCATACGGCATCGACCGACGCTCGATCGTTTCGAGGAACGCCCACTTGCCCTGTTGGCCGACATGCTCAGACCAATGGCCGAGCGGGACGGGACGCCATGCAAACCAGCAGTGCCATTCGCGTGAAGGCGTAGGAAACAGCTTCGTAAGAAGCCAGTGGAAAGCCACCCCCAGAAGTACGAAAGGCGCGACGGCGATGGCTAACGGCACTGCGATAGGTGCCGCCATGAGCATCTGCGCCCGCTCAGACGGCGCTTGCCACTTCACAACCCATCTCCCGTTGGGGATGCGATACCGGGCCGCATGGACGTGTCAGTTCCAGCGATTGCCGCGTGCCAGTTGGCGATCGCAGCGGCGGTACTGATCGTGTGGTGCAGCGCCTTTTCAGTGTCGCCAGCCTCTTGCGCGCGGGCCGCTTTCTGCGCGAGATAGCCGATCAGCCAGAACCAGTCGTAAGCGGTCTTGCCGTCGTCATGGCCTGCCGCCCATCGCTCGCGTTGATGCGCCGCTTCGATCGGTACACCGGCCATGAAGTCCGCGGTTTCGGGCGTGTTGATGATGTCCCGGCGAACTTGCTCAATCAGCAATTCGCGCTCCAACTCCGTCAT